GCAACAGCCTTTTGCAAGTCCACAGCAGCCAAATTGCTCAATGAAGGCCGCTATCAAGAGGCTTGCGATCAGATGCTCAAATGGGTTTATGTCAAAGGCAGCAAGGTTCAAGGGCTTGTGAACCGCCGACAAAAGGAACATGAGCAATGTATGTCCGACTCGTAATTGCTGTTTTGATTGTTGTCTTATTGGCAGCAACCCATTGGAAAGCCTATGTTGCTGGAAAAGAGTCTGTACGATCAGAACTCATTGCTGCTGTACGCAAAGCTGAGGAGCAACGCCGCAACAAAGAATTGGCGCTGAATGAACAAAAGCAAAGATTGGATGAAGAATATGCAACGCGCAAAAAGAATTCTGATGCTGTCATTCGTTCTAGTCGTAATGAGCTTGACAGGTTGCGCGACCAGCTACGTTCCTATGGAGAGCGCCAAGATTCCAAAACCTGCGCCAGAACTGATGCAGACCCCAGAGACACAATCATCCGAGAATGTTCTGAAGCTACTCAGTCGTTGGCGCGGGTTGCTGACGAAAATGGATTGAAATTGCAATCGCTTCAATCCTATGTCAAAGACGTTTGTTTAAATCGTTGATTCTTTGACAAAGATGCCTTGTTCGTTCATGTGGCCTTTACGGTCTTTGATTTCCAGATACGCCTGGTAGAAGCATTGGCGAACATCCATATCTACCATTGCTGCTACATTGACCAACGTCACCATCACATCACCGATAGCATCGGCAATAGCGGCCCTGTCGTTTGCTTCAATGGCATCAAGCAACTCTTGCGATTCTTCTAGCGTTTTGGTCGCTTGACCTTTGGCGGTTCCATGTTTCAGAATTCCACGTTCTTCTGACCAGCGCATGACTTGGAATTCTGTCATGCTGAATGATTGAGTTTCTTTCATTTTATTCCTTTAAATTTGGTCGAGATTTACCCAAGTATTCTGCCTTGGACATATCCGCTACCAAGTCTAGACTTGTACGGGGAACAATGGCGAGTCATTAGGTCTTTGGTTACGTTGTTTATCTCGTTGCTGTTACAGCTTCCAACATTAAGCAAGGTGCGACCTTGCATTCAAATAGGTGAGGCCTACTCGCTGCGTCTGAAATCCATACCGATCTCCCAGTACAGAGGTTTGGGATTCGAGTCCCTATCAGCATCCGCTTTCGGCCATGTTGATCAAAACGGAATATCGTCCTCACTGCCAAAGTTTTCTTGTTGTGATGGCGCAGATTCTCGCCTTCCGCCTTGCAACGCAACCTCGCCGACACGAATGTTTGTGCTGATCTTGTCTTGACCGTTTTTGTCTTTGTAGGTGCGCTGGGTGATTTGACCTGTAACGGTCACTTGCTGGCCTTTGACAAGATACTGTGACAGCGATTCAGCACGCTTTCCGAACAACTGGCAATTCCACCAAATCGTTGGTTTTTCTTTGCCTTGGCTATCGGCAACAGAGAAATTAGAAACTGGATCACCGTTAGGCAAATAACGCAATTCAGCATCTTTCCCCAAAGCACCAGCTACACAAATGATGTTCATACGATTCCTTTAAAAAATGTGTTGTGTGGAAATTTCCCGCACGATTTGATTGTAAAAGACATTAGCGGCTTCAACTTTTGACTTGATTTTGTCTTCAAGTTTTCTGTCTCTTTCGTAAATCACTCGGGTCACACGCAATTCTGGCGCGATGTGTTCTACCAAGTGAATGTTGTATGGCTCGTAACCAATCAACGAATCAGGCGTATTGACAAGACAATAGTCAATCTCAAAAAAGTCCATATCCCACAGCATCATGTAGGCGCGTCCCTGCCATTCATAGGTCTTGTCTTCACCCTGCGAGGCTAATACAGGGAAAGTTGACAATGACCAGGATGATTTAATGTCGTGGATTCGATCTTTGCCAACAATATCGCATTCGCCTGTGATCCAATCGTTTGATTTGCGCTCAGTGTTTTTCACATAGTTTGTAAACAGCACAGAGTTAAGCAATTCAATAGACTTGTCTTCCACCATCAAGCCTTTGTCCATATATTTGCTGGTTACAACAGTGTCATAACCGTAAATAAATTCTTTGGCTAATGTGGTGATTTTTGTGATGGCCCCAACAGACAGACCATGTTCGCCTTTACCGTCTGCCATTATGTCGGCAAGAGATGATGCGCGGAATTTAATCATTGCAAGCCTTCCAAAAGCATTTTGTCTTGTTCTTCAGTAAGGACAAATTGCTCAAGCAATCGTTCTTCTGTGTATTCGCCAGCTTTGATTTTGGCGATGGCTGCTTGCAAGCGATCATCCGTGATAGTTTGCTTTGTGGCTTGCTTTCGCTTCTGTGGTGGCACTGGGCTAACCCGCAATCCTTCCACTGTTTCTTTGCCAAACCTAACGCTTGGATCAACATACACAGTAATCGCAACTCCAGCCCAATCCTCAATAAATGGCGAATTGGTAAGCTGTTTGATGACCTTGCTGTTTGTGCTGTTCAAGATCATTGGCTTTAGCTTTTCGCCTTTGCGGATTTCCTGTTCTGAAAAGTAAGCTGTGTTGAACAAGTCGCGGGTTTTCTTTGTCTTGTCAGGCTCAAGGCGAACGTGCTTGATTGTCAGTGTGGTGGGTTCCACAATGTCTGCGCTGGATAGGTAAGGGCTATCAAACGCTTTGCGGAAATGTGTCTTGTCGTTCATTTGGACAACTCCATCACCAGCAAGACAGCCAGCGAAACGCCAATGGCAACGGCAAGCAAGTACCCAGCGACTTTTTCCCATTTGGGTTCACGGTATGCCATTGGGCGAATCGATGTGTATCCGTACACAAAAGAGCAATCAGCAAGAGTGCGAGGGGTTGTGATGTTTGACTGTTTCATGTCTATTCCTAGTTGCATCGGAAAATCCCGATGAATGAACTGTAAAGCCTTTTCCAACAAATTTGTATTAGGGTTTTCCCTATAAAAATTCTTGAAAAAGCATGGTAATCTTTCGCTATGCAAACACCTGAACAATCAGAATCAGAAGCAAGTGACGCTTTGGTAACGTATGGGTACACACTGGTTAAACACTATGTGGAGTGCCCAGGCGATGTCGAAGCTGCGTTGCTGGCTGTTTTAACCCGCGCAATTGAGCGCATCATCCAAAGAGAGGTCTCTATCTATGATTTTTACCAATGAACACAACTTGGCCATCCAGTATTACTTGGATCGGCTTGCAACTGGCCCAGTGAACGACAAGTTGATTCAGAACATGATCAACCAAAAATTCCGTGTTTCAGGTGCTGCCATTCGTGACAAGCTAATCCGTGATGGCGTGATCGAAATGTATGTTTCTGGATACGACAGTAAGCGTATGCGAAACATTTACATGGTTGGCTTGGTAGACGCAAACAAAGTTCAATTTGCAAAAGAAGTTGCGCCAGAGCCGACCAAATCAGTTGTCATTGAAACGCACTGGCCCGAAGGCTGGCCAAAATCGCACGGCAATGCCTTTGATTGGAGAAACACGGCAAAAGGATTGTTCAGCAAAGCGGAGTTGGCAACAATGCAAGCCAACATCAAGTCAAACCCGCATTTCACGGGTGATTCAATCCACACATATAGCAGGGCGGTTCCAAGTGTCTGACGGTGGTAAAGGTTCTGCTGCAAGACCATTCAGCGTAAGTAGTGAAGTTTTTTCCTCAAACTTTGACCGAATTTTCGGCAAGAAAGGTAATCATGTTTTTCAAGGTAAAGAAGTTGTCTCAAATGGAAAAGCTGAAGATGCTGATTCAGCGCAAACAGGGTGTGACCAGCGCAGAGATTGCGAAAGCCCTACCTTCTGTGACACCAAGCCGCCGGGTGAGTGACTTGCGTGATGCTGGCTGGACAATCACGTTCAAATACATGGAAGACGGCCAGCGCAAGATTTACTTTGGCAAACCTCCAAAACAGTGATATAGTTTTGCTAAGAGGGTTTAAACATTGCGAGTACCAGTCGCAGATATGTTTAAGCCCTTACAGGCTGACCCCTGAATGTTCGTGCTGGTACCACGGGCCTTCAGGGGTTTTCTTTTTAGGGGTGCAAATGCACTATTACCAACACCACATTGGTGACTTCATCAAAGCCACGGCAAGGCTTTCAGATAGCCAAGCAATGGCTTATTTGAGGCTTTTATGGATGTATTACGACAGTGAAAAACCTCTTAAACCAGATTCAGAAATACTGGCTTTTCAAATAGGAGCGCCAGAAAAAGACGTTCGATTGATCTTAGATAGTTTTTTTATACTGACAGAAGGCGGGTGGAGGCAATCAAGATGTGATCAAGAAATTGCTGATTACCGTGCGTTTTTAGAAAAGAAATCCAACGCTGGTAGAGCATCTGCTAAACGTAGGTTGAACAGTCGTTCAACAGGTGTTCAACAGGTGTTCAACGAAACATCAACAGATGTTCAACTAACCACTAACCAACAACCACTAACCAATAACCATAAACCAAAGAAAGAAAAGGCAGTTATTGTTTCTCGTCCTGATTCCATTGATGAACAACTTTGGAATGATTGGCTGATCATCAGAAAAAAGAAAGATGCTCCCCTTACTCAAACAGCATGGGATATGTTCATTACTCAAGTGAACAAAGCTGGATGGACTGTTGACGATGCAATTAAAGAATGCTGCTTGCGGACATGGGCAAGTTTTAAAGCCGACTGGGTTGCACCAAAGCAGACATTTGCCCAACAAGCCGCAGACGTTGCCCGAATCACCGTTCCTGGTTCAACCGCACCAGACCCAGCTTTGGTAAAGATCGAGCAAGACATGGCAAAAGCCGCGCCGATGCCTGATCACATCCGACAGCAGATTAACTCCGTACTGAGGAAAGCATGACCCACTGCGAAGCCATGAAAATTCTTGATCGAATCAGAGATGGGCAACAATATCCCTTGAAAACGATCAATACAGCATTGGAGTTAACAGGTGACTTGGAATCAAGAGGATTTGAGGAATTCGGAAGCGAGGGAGTGGATCAGTCGTTACAAAAACAAAGTGAACGACTTGGGAGCCTACGAAGCCCGACTGTGGTGGCAAAAGACGTTATCCGACATAGTGCGGATTCGTGGGCAATCTGCCGCTGATGACCTTAAAGCCAGAATGAACAGGATAAGAAATGAGACGAGCAGCAAATAAATTGAACAAACCTAGGGTAAACCCCTAGAAAAATTATGAGGAAACATATGTTTTTTTTCTTTGAAAAGTTTAATAATTCACACATCAACAACTAGGAACAGTAATGACAACACAGAAAACAGCGCAAGAAATTGCAGCAATTTTTGGCTGCACAGTGGATCAAGCCAAACAGCAATTCAAGCAAAACGCCAAGCAATTGCGAAAGATGGCTGAAAAAGCAATCGGAAAAAAATACAATGGGTTTACGCATGACCAACTCATTGCCAAAGCAATCGCTTTTGAGTCTGCGGCAATCTAATGTCATGGCTAATCAGCAAAGCCTTAATGAACTCGCTCTATTTGCCGGAGCAGGTGGAGGAATTCTTGGGGGAAAACTCCTTGGATGGAGAACAGTCTGCGCCGTTGAATGGGAATCATATCCAGCAAGCGTACTGTGCGCCCGACAAAATGACGGACTTCTCCCGCCTTTCCCGATTTGGGATGACGTACAAACCTTTGACGGAAAGCCTTGGCAAGGGATTGTTGACGTGGTATCTGGAGGGTTTCCGTGCCAAGACATCTCAGCAGCAGGAAAAGGAGATGGACTTGACGGAGAACGATCAGGAATGTGGCGACACATGGCGAGGGTGGTTGGCGAAGTACGACCCCAATACGTATTCGTGGAAAACTCCCCAATGCTCACTACTAGGGGAGGAACCAGAGTCGTTGGAGACCTTGCCCAAATGGGGTATGACTGTCGATGGACGGTTATGGGAGCAGCAGACGTTGGAGCCAATCACAAGCGAGACAGGATGTGGATTGTGGGCAAGTCCAAACGCAAGGGATTGGAAAGACAGCGGCGCGACTCAAGGCAACCGGAAGTCACCGAATCTAGGCACACAAGTTCATTGGCCGACGCCGAGAACCAAGGGGATGTGTGGCGGCAGTGGGTCATGGGATTTGCTGAACAAGAACACAACAGTCGAGGAGGCCAGGTTAATGGGCGCAGGCAATGGTGGGAAGCTGAACCCAACGTGGGTCGAGTGGCTGATGGGGTGGCCGCTAGGGTGGACCGACTTAAAGCCATTGGAAACGGACAAGTCCCACTTTGTGCAGCCGAAGCTTGGAGATTGCTAAATGCGTAGAGCAGCAAGAGTAGACGCAAACCAAGAACAAATCGTCAGCGCACTAAGGGTGCATGGCGCATATGTCTGGATCATTGGCCTACCTGTTGACCTTTTGGTTGGGTACAACGGTCAAACTTTCCTGATGGAAATAAAGGATGGCCCTAAAAAGCGTTTAACCAAGCTACAAGAGGACTTTTTCCAGAATTGGCTTGGTAGTACCCTCTGCCGTATAGATGGTGTTGAAGCCGCAATTAGAGCAATTCAGGTGGCCAAATGAAAACGACACTATACGCACCCCAGCAAGCGCATCAAGTCTTTGGTGAAATTTGGCAAATGGTCAAGGCCAAGTTGCAAGCTGGGCAAAAGATGACCATTGAGGTCAAAGACGAATCACGTTCAAGCGCACAGAATAGGCTGATGTGGTCTTGTCTAACTGACCTGGCTAATCAGGTTGAATGGCATGGGCAAAGGTTATCCAAAGACGATTACAAGGTTTTGCTGACCGCTGGCCTGAAAAAGCAACGGGCTGTCCAAGGGATTGATGGCGGGTTTGTCGTTCTCGGCGACTCCACCAGCAAGATGACGAAACAGGAAATGACCGACCTAATCACACTGTGCCATGCGTTTGGCGATGAACGTGAGGTGAAATGGTCGCCAACTAGCATTGGGTCGTTTGATGACTAAGGACGAAAAAGCCCACAAGAACGCCGTGGCTGGCCTTGGCTGTGCTGTTTGTTGGCGACTCTATGGGCCACACGACCCTGCGCCTGTGGAGTTGCATCACCTTAGAGCTGGTGGCTGGGGAAAAGGCGACTACAAGACGCTGATCCCGTTGTGCGCGGAGCATCATCGAGGCAATTTAGGTGTCCACGGTCTTGGAACCAAAGGGTTTGTAAAACACTACGGATTTGACCAGCACGACCTGCTGCAATGGACGCTTGACCAAATAAATTGCGAAACCTAGGGAAAACCCTAGTACAAATCTGCCATTAACGGTGGCAATATCAAAGCCTCACAACCAAGGAACTGTATGAACCACGAAGCAATCAAACAAGCGATGTTGGACGAAATCGCTGATCCAAAGCCCGTCTATATGCCAAACAGCCCTGCGGCATTTGTCCGTGATCGGCTTTTCACTGGGATGCATTGGGCCGAAGCTGCTTATTTTTGGCAGCACGCTTGCAGCCGCAAAATGCCAACGCCAGAACTCCAAGAGACTTTCGACAAGCTGGAGCAACTGAGCAAACACGAAATCATGCCTGCTTGGGGGACTTATGGCTCCTAATTGGCCCTTCCCAACACCAGCAGGCCCAATCCCTTGGACACCTGCACAAGAAAAAGCCTATCAACGTAAACGTATTCAGGAGGCTGAAGATGCCCCATTTTGACGATGACGATCCAAAACCCGCAGACGAACAACTGCTGTGGATTCTCTTGGCATTTGTATGTTTCATCCTTGGGATGATGGCAATAAGGAGTTGGCTGGTATGAACGATAGAGAATTATTGGAACTGGCCGCAAAGGCGGCTGGTCAAGAATTGAAATACGACACCTTTGGGCAAAGCGAAAATGCCGACCGCGTGTATTGCTATTGGAACCCCCTCACAGACGATGCCGATGCGCTACGGCTGGCGGTGAAGTTGGAAATTGACCTGAGTTTTTACACCGAACATGATGCAAAGGTGTACGCCCAAACTAAGCATTTGCTTGGATACGGCACCGATGGAAGGCCAAGCTATCAGGCGCATGAATACCATAAAGAGCTTTACAAGGATTCAGACCCCTACGCCGCCACCCGCCGAGCAATCGTCCGCGCTGCTGCTCAGCTTACATCTGCAAGCAATGAAATTGGAAAGGCAATGAAATGAGAAACACCATAGACATGGCCCGTGAGGCTGAAGCAACACGGTACGTCAATAGGCACTATCCCGACCGACCAACTCACACATTCACTGTTGACCAGTTGGCTCAGTTTGTTGCCCTTGTTCGTGCTGATGAGCGTGCTAGAATGTGCGAACAATTTAAGGAGTGTTCAAGTGAAAAGTCAACGAGCAATGAAGCCAATAGATCAGCGGTTTTGGGAAAAGGTAAACAAGCAAACTGAATCTGGATGTTGGGAGTGGAAAAGTGCGATTCGCGGTAATGGATACGGCGCTTTTTTCACCCACCTGATTGAAGAAGGACGCAAATGTCATGGAGCGCATCGGTATTCGTGGATGCTTGCTAATGGGCTGATTCCTGATGGGTTGTGGGTACTTCACAAGTGCGACAACAGAATTTGCGTTAACCCAGATCATTTGTTTTTGGGCGACAGAACCGACAACATGAGGGATGCGGCAAAGAAAAAGCGCATCTGCACGATTGGCAAATCAAACTTTACGCATTGTTTGAGAGGCCATGAGTTCACCGAAGAAAACACATGGGTGACAAAACGTGGTTGGCGTTTATGCAAAAAGTGCGAAGCCATCCGAAAGCAAAACGCAAAAGCAAGGAGAAACACATGACACCAAAATTTATTCGATTACTTGAAGAGTGCATTACTGACGGAGTGGTGCTTGGGCATACAAGAGCATACAAACACAACGATGCGCCAAGCAGAGCAGACATCAATGAATCCATTGTGCGTGAAGTACTCAATGAAATACATGAGTGGTTTGATTTTGATGAACCTAATCAAGGGGAAACACATGACTGAAAACAAATTCCAAAAGGCCAAGTCAGGTCTTGCAAGAGTATCAATGGATGCTGAAACCATGCACCGAATGATGCGCGATTGCATCCGTTACTATGCCCAAGGTGATTATTACTGGGGCATGGTCTATCAGTTTTATTTCTTGCTGTGGCAAGACGAGTTTCTTCAATCGAGAGACAAGGCTGAAAACACTGACTCGCACAAACTTTGGTTCTTGATTGGAGGCCGCCCATGACATCTGACAAACAACTACTGGAGCAGGCGCTGGAGGCGTTGGAAGTGGCACAAGACAATTTGCGACCACATGGAGACAATTGCTTTTTGCATGACGATGGTGAATACAACCGCTGTTATTGCGGCAAAGATTCGCTGTCTAATTATTTGCAAGAAGTTGTCGAAAAACTTGACACCGCCATTCGAGCAAGACTGGAGCAGCCAGAGCAGGAGCCTGTGGCGTGGGCAGAAGGCGATGAGAACGGAGATATTGTTTGGTCAAGGGAGGATTGTTTTAGCGACGATCCTGAGTGGCTTGACAACCCAATGCCCCTCTACACCACCCCACCCACATACGACCAAGGCTGGAAAGACGGATACAAGCATGGCGCATGGGCCAATACAGCAGCACCTGTGCAGGAGCCTGTGGCGTGGATTCGCGATGATGGAATGAAGGCGATAGTTTCTGATGAAAAAGCGGCATGGATTGAAGCGGGTCAGTCCGATTTGGTTGAGGACTACAACGTCCCGGCCTACACCACCCCACCCTCAGCACAGCCAGCGCCTGACCATTTACGTGACACCACGAAAATGGTTGCTGAACCGTTTGGCTATTTCAGAGTAGAGCCATTTGGGTGGACTGATTGCGCCGAAACTGACGAAGGTGCAATTGCACTTTATGAACGACCCGCAGCACAGCGGCAATGGGTTGGGCTGGCTCCGCATGAAATTGGCAACTTGTGGGCATTTGCGTGGACAGGTGACAGAGTTGCATTCGCCCGCGCCATTGAAGCCAAACTCAAGGAGAAGAACACATAATGAGAAAAAAATCTAAATACAAACCCAAAAATGTCAGAACAGATAACCTTAATTGGATTTTGGCTGGAATGAAAAAGGTTGGCTCATTGCCTGAAGCTGGTGTATCACTCAAACTCAAGAACCATGAAGCATTGGACGAACTGCTGATGGGCAAAGCAAATCGAGACCATATTGATGTGCTGATTGCCGCATTCAATATCGCTGAGGCTTTGTATATCATCAATCCTGAGCTGGGAGCAGACTGGAAAGATGAAATCAAGAAGGCTCAAGACGCTATCCATACGCTTGGCAAACGCTGTATTGATCGACCAACCTTTGCTTGCACTGGTGAGGAGCGTGAAGCACTGCGTATCGGCATGGAAGTCCATGATGCCCAGCTAGATGCGTGCAATGTCCGCGAAATGGAGCAAGCCTTGTACATGGTGGCTGAAGTTGTCAGATTGAAGAAAGCTAGACCGATATTGGAGGCCGCATGAAATTCCCCAAACATCAATACGTCAGAAGTAAGGAATTACTAACAAATGCGAGGGAAATACCTTGCCAGCATTGCGGTGCAGACGATGGGACAATTGTTGCTGCACATACAAACTGGCAAGGTGGCAAAGGGCGCGGGATCAAGGCCGATGACAATCTAATTGCCAGTCTATGCTATCGTTGCCATTCAGAAATTGACCAAGGAAGCACATTGGACAAAAGCCAACGCCAAGCTATTTGGTGTAACGCCCATGAAAAGACTGTGGATAAGTTAACCAAACTTGGTTTATGGCCTGTTGACGTTCCAGTGCCTGACCTGCGAAAATCAGATTAAAGGGGAATCCCATGAAATTTAGCGTAAAAGAAGCCCAGCAAAACAACGGAATCGCCGATCTGGTGATGTGTTTGCTCAATAGCGTCACCACGGCGCACATCATGCACCTGCAAACCCCATCTTATGCTGAACACAAGGCATTGGGCGAGTTTTACGAAGAAGTCGGCGATCTTGTGGATAGCTTTGTGGAAAGCTACCAAGGCAAGTATGGCCTGATTCAGAACTACCCCAAGACATACGAACTACCAGCGGATGAGCCAATCGCCTATTTGAAGGCATTGAGCGCTGAATTGGAGCAAGGTCGCCGCCAACCCGGATTCCCCCAAGATAGCGAACTCCAGAATGAATTGGACAACGTAGCTAACCTAATCAATGGAACGCTATACAAACTGCGATTCCTGAACTGATATGCCAATCCGCAAGACAGACAAAGGTTGGTGGTGGGGGTCGCATGGGCCATTTGCCACTAAAGCCAAAGCCTTAGCTGTGGCCCGAGCCGCATACGCTAACGGCTATCGAGAAGACAATGCCATACACACCACACAACACGAAGTGCGCTATGTTGGGCTGCAAGGCTCAAAAAAGTAAGCTGAACAGCTATTGCATAGACCACGGCGGCAAGGAATACTCCATCAAGCAAGATGGCGCATATGACAGTAAGTTATGGAAGACTACACGCAAGCGCCAGCTATCCATTCAGCCTTTATGTCAAGCCTGCTTGTCTAAAGGCATCATCACTGCCGCATACCATGTAGACCACGTATTCCCGTGGCGACAGATAGGCCAGCACGCCTTCACAAACAATATATTTCAAAGCCTATGCCAAGAACATCACAGTTACAAGACAGGAAAAGAAAAGCATGGAATCATTCTTCACTGGACGCATGAAGGTGAGTTGACGCTGATGCTTGAGGACTATGCGTTGTATCTACGCAACGCCGAGGACGGAAATTAAACGAAAGAACTCTTTTATTTGCCGAATCCAAAAGCGCAAGCGCGATCCCAATTTCCCGCAAATTGGGTTAAGCTAAGGGGGACCCAAAAGCGCCCCAAGGGAATTCCCAAAAAAAAGGGGAAATTCCTCAGAAAGGAAGCCATGACAAACAGATTGCCACCAGAACTTCACTTGGTTCACGGAACCGTCTCTGGACATAAGGCCAAGCCACTGCCAGAAAATGTGCGCTCACGGGTTCCGAAAGCTGAATGGCTGGATAACCCAGAATCTTGGGATAGAACCAAATTCATTCAGGAAACTTCTGATTTTCTATGGGAAACCTACAGCATTGGAAGTGACCAAGATAAGCACGTTCTTGCAGCACTAGCGACTCAGATTGAGATTTACGTCCGATGCTGGAAGGGTGTTCAGGAAGAAGGCATCATTACCGAATTCAACGGCGGCAAGACGGTTGGACCACATCCATACCTGACTGCTGGGGATAGGGCGCTTACACGGGCGGTTGTCCTAATGAATGAACTTGGGCTGACTCCAAAAGGTCGGCTTGCACAAAATAAGACAGAGGCGGGTAAATACGCCAAATTACTTGGTGGGCCATGATATACGAAGACGGGATTCTTTATGCTGTACAGGTTGTCCGAGGTGAGATTCAGGTTTGCCGAAACATTCGGTTGGCCTGTCAGCGTTTCCTAAATCAACTAGAAAATAGGGAATGGGCGTGGGAATTCCATGTCCGGTATGTGCAGCATTTCCTTGATTTTGTTGGAACGCTTCACAATACCAAAGGCCCAGACGCTGGAAAGCAACTAACCCTTCAGCCTTTCCAGATTTTCCTAATTTGCGCCATTTATGGGTTCCGATCCAAAAAGGATACGAGCCAACGGATGGTTACGGATGTGATTGTTTACATCCCTCGCAAAGCTGGTAAATCTACCCTGACTGCGGCAATTGCCCTTTATGAGTTAGCTTTTGGTGAGGCTGGCTCTGAAGTCTATTGCCTGGCGACCACTCGCGACCAAGCCAACATTGTTTTCACGGCATCCACTGGTTTTGTGGAAGCTATGCCTGGTGATGTTGCTTCTATGTACAGCGTAGTTAAAAAGCAGATCACCAAGACTGGCGACAGCCAAAGTATGTTCAAGGCTTTGAGCCGGGACACCAAAAAGACTGGCGACGGTTTGAACCCGTCTTGTGCCATCATTGACGAAGCAGCCCAGATCGTTGACCGGAACAGTATTGAGGTTTTGCACTCGGGTATGGTTGCTCGTAAGAATCCGCTAAGGATTTACATTACGACTGCCAGCTTTACCAAGGAAACCAAGTTCTACGAAGACATGATGATGCTGGAAGCTATGCTTTCTGGCGAGGCTGAGGACAACCCAAGGTGGTTTGGATTGCTGTATAGCCTAGACCCTGCGGATGATTGGCGTGATCCTAAGACATGGGCAAAAGCCAATCCGATGCACGGGATTACCGTTTTTGAAGAAGCTATTGCACAACGGGCAGAGGAAGCCAAACACAAACCAGCGGCCCTAAACGAATTCTTGTGCAAAACCCTAAATATCTATGTCAGCGCCAATAGTGCTTGGATTGATAGAGCATATTGGGACGATCCTCGCACCCTAATTAGGGTGGAACAACGTGAACCAGAAGCGGTATTTATTGGGTTTGACTTGGCGGCAACGCGAGATTTGAACGCTGTTTGTACGCTGAAAAGATATGCAGAAGATGACTACGAAGCCGAATTCAAGTTCTTTTTGCCAGAGGATGGCTTTAATCTCATTCCTAAACATTACGGGGACATATTTAGGGTTGCGCGGCAATCTGGAATCCTTCACGTTACCGAAGGCAACGTCATGGATGACCGAGAAATCAGCGATTACATTGTCCAGCAATGCCAAAAGTACGATGTGAAAGAAATCGGATTTGATGCGTACAACGCTGCCAGCCTAGTTGCTCGATTGGTGGATAACGGCTTGCCCGTCAAAAAAGTGGGCCAAGGTATGGCGGTTTTGTCCAATCCCAGCAAGCACGTTGAAAAATTGTTGATGAATTATCAAATAAGGCATAATGGAAACGCTTTTGTGGGTTGGCAACTCGGAAACTGCGAAGTTTATGAGGATGTGAACGGAAACATCAAGATTCGCAAGAATGAGGCCGATAAAAGCGCCAAGGTGGACGGGATCATTGCAATGATTATTGCTATGCACTGTTCCTTGGATAATCCCGCTGTAAGCGGTTTTGGATTCCGCACTTTCTGAGGCAAACATGGCAATTCTTGACATTTTCAAGCGCAAAGACCCAAAAAAGTCCGAAAGCAACACGCTTTTTGGTCAAACTGCCCTTGGTAACAACGTCCTTTGGGCGGCAGGTCAAAAAGGCCCACAAGTTGCCCAGCAAATCCTTTATGTCACCACGGCAAGTACCACTAATGCTGGTCGGCCCGTTGATATGTCGGTGCTTTCCCGTAATAGCACTGTCATGGCTTGCGTTGGAGTTAAGGCTCGGTCATTGGCCCAGTTGCCAATCCGAGTTATGTACCAAGACGATAACGGCACATTTGTGGATGCTGTGCGATCCGATAAAGTTGGCCCCCGCGATAAAGCCAAAGCCAAGTCTGTGCTGAGTTTGTTGAGCAATCCAAACAATTTTCAAAGCCAATACGAATTCTGGTATCAATGGCTGATGTGGCACGAACTGTCGGGCGAGGCGTTCACGTTGTGGTGGCGCAAAGACAAGGAAAACAGCACACAGACACCGCTAGAAATGTATGTGTTGGATAGCACGCTGATTGCGCCTACGGTTACGCCTACTCGTTATCCAACATACCGTCTTAGCACGCCAGTTGGAGCGCAAAACTACTATGGTTTCAATGATGGGAACCAGATTCCCTATTATCAAATCATGCACGTTACTGACCAGGCTTGGCAGGGTTCGGCAGGTTTCAACAAAGGTATTTTGGCGGCGGAATTGGTTGGCCTTGACCAAGATATTGACCTGTATGCCAACTACATCATGCAGAATGGCGCTAAACCATCTGGCCTTTTCCGTACTGAAGCCATCATTCCCGATGGCAAGTACAAGGAAATTGCTGCCCGTCTGAAAGAAGCGTGGAATCAAATGACGGGTAGCAAAGACAGCGACCCGTCTAAAGCTGGTCAAGGTATGTTGCTTGATAGCGGCATGACTTATGAGCCAATCAAGATGCTGAACCTGCAAGATGCCGATGCCGCAGCTTTGAAGCTACAAACCATGAAGCGTTTGTGTGGTGTGTTTGGTGTGCCACCTGCAATGATTGGTGTGGCAGATCAGAAATACAACAACACCCAAACCATGTTGGATGAGTTCTACAAATCCACCATGTACCCGCTTTTGGTCAACGTCCAACAGAAGTTGAAGCAACATCTTTTCGCTGGTTATCCAAATTTGTATGTTGAGTTTGATACCCGCAATTTCCTAAAAGGCGCACCATTGGATCAGATGAACTTTTCCAGTGCTGGTGTGTCGGCGGGGATTATGACCCCCAATGAAGCGCGTCAATATCTGGGTTTGCCAGAAATTGAAGGCGGTGATGAATTGACCCAAAAAGACAAGAAACAAGAGCCGATTCCAGGCTCTAGCCCCCAAGATACTGGGGGTGGAGGCGGCAACCAAAAGAGCAAAATGAACATTGGCAAATAAAAGTGTCACTGATTTTCAAAATAGTGGTAGCATCTTTGGCAACATATACGCCAAATGGTGAGCCGCCTAAAAAGCGCGGCAGGCCACCTAAAATACACGATATAGACCTGACTAAAACTGTAGAGGTTATCCATGACCAAACACTTGACGCTGGTTTGCGAAGCAAAACTGGTAACCGAAAAGGCCGGAAACGAATGCGGCATGATTGAGGCAACGGTAACGACTTGGGGCGCTCGGGAAGGCGCTGATGGTCGCCGTTTCTTCTATAAGCCAGAAGGCTTTATGGATTGGGCAAAGGAATTTGCTTCTAATGGTCGCCCACTTCCCATGTTTGTGAACCATGAAAGCAACAACATTCCTGTTGGCGAATGGACTGATTTTGAAATGACCGAAAGCGGTATGAATGCCGCTGGACGCATTTACATGAACACCCAGCAAGGCAAAGACCTTTACGCCGTAATGAAAGAATCGCCGATGATGTTTGGTGGTGTTTCTGTTGGCGCTTATGCTGAAGAATATCAGTGGGTCAAGGAAAACGGTGAGCAAATGCCAGCGGGTTCTTCCGATTACTACGATGAAGGCTATTTCCAAATCACCAAAGGCGGCTTGTCTGAGGTGAGCGTGGTTATCCATCCAAACAACACAAAAGCAGAAGTCAGCAAGTTGGAGTATTTCCGACCTGATGGTTCTGCGGACTTGAAAGTTTTGGAATCGGCTTTGCGGGATGCAGGGTTGTCCAAGTCGGAAGCGGTTGCCGCCGCATCCGTGTTCAAGTCAGTGATTGAACAGCGTGACGCTGCCAAAGAACTGACTGAAACTGCGCCAATTCAGAGTGATTCTGATGCGGAGGCAACCGAAGCGGAAATTCTCGCTGCCCTTGAGCAACGTGAACTTCTTAAACTCCTAGACAAACGCTTGAAAGGCTAATCATGTCTAAAGAAATCATTGAAAAACTGGATGCCATCGAAGCTACCCAAGCTGAGAAAATCCAAGCGGTTGAGGCCGCTATCCCCGCCGCTGTGGAAGCTGTGAAAGCTGAAATGTCGGAAATGGTTGCTGCTCTGGAAGCAAAAGTGGCTGCTGTGCAAGCCCCCGCTGTGATCCGTGAGACTGCCAAGTCTGTCACCCAAGACGTTAACCGTATGGTTAAAGAGCAACTGGCTGACTTTGCTAAACAAACTCGCTCGATTGAAAAAGAGATCAAGCTGTTTGAAAGCGAAGACCAGTATGCCGCATACCTGAAAGAAGCCTCGGCTCTGACTGCTGGCGGTGATGGTAAGGGTGGTCGTACAGCTTATGACCCCGTGTTTGTGGCTCTGCGTTTGGCTAACCCCCTGCGCGACATTAGCCGCATCGTTGCTACAGATGGCTCTAGCTATCAGTGGCGTGCCAAAACGGGCAACGCTGGCGCTGCTTTCGGTTATGCCATCCAGAACAACGGTTCGGCTACTACTGAAAACACCAACATCTGGCAAATCGTTCTGAAGGACATGAACTGCCAATTCCCGATCCGTACTGCGGCTCTGGATGACATTGATGGTCTGGAAGCAAACGTGGTTTCCGATATGCTGTTGGAATTCGCCCAACTGGAAGCCCAGTCGATGATCCAAAACGATGACCAGACTTCTGGCGGCTACGGCGGCACTGATGGTCTGCGCGGTCTGGATCAGTACGCTGGCGCTAATGCCACCTACACTGGAGGCACTACCTCCACTGCTGCTTACGGCACTTCTGGTACTGGCTCTACAAGCGGTCTGCATTCGCTGGCGACTTATGACCAGATCACCACCAACGCTAACACCGTGGGCGCTGCAAACATCACTTACCAAGATGTTGTGAACATGGTTTACGCCCTGCCGCAACAGTACTGGACCACTAGCGCTAAGTTCATGATTAACCCCGTTCTGCTGTCGCAGATTCGTGGCCTCAAGGACGACAACGGCACTCCAGTGTTTGAGCGTATGCACCCCGGTGAGACTGACGGTATCGTTGGTCGCCTGTTGGGCTTTGACGTTGTGGTTAACAAGTACCTTGATAACCCCAGCCAAGCCACCACAGGTTCCGCTGGCACTAACAGCCTGTACCCAATGTACTTTGGTGACTGGCAGAAGGCCCACACCATTGTGGATCGTCTGAACATGGTTCTGCGCCGCTACGATCAAACACAGCCAGGATATATCAATTTCTATGGCGAGAAGCGTGTTTGCAACTCGGTGCGCGATCCCTTCAGCTTGGTGCGTTATCGCTCCACAGGCACTGCGACCTAATGCGTTGCCATTGGCGGGGGCTACGGCCCCTGCCTTTTTTCAAGCAATAAGGAAAACCCATGAAACTCACCGAAAAAATCCTAGACGGAATCAAAAAAGCCATTGCCGAGGGCGGCAAAGTCAATATCAATTTGGCAGAAGCCTCTGCTCTGACTGGTTCTGGGTCGGATGTCGGTGGTCGAGTCTTCTTTGATGACTCATTTGCTGCATTGCGTAAGGGCAACCCCTTCCGTCTTGGCGCACGACAGATTATGGAATCTGGTTCTGATGTGCAATTTGTTGCCAAGACTGGTAACGCTGCCAACAGCACAAATCCTTGGGGCTACACATTTACCCCTAACACTGGTTCACCAGATACTGATACAAGCATTTGGCAATTGCCAACGCGAGTTATCACCGCACAATTGCCTATCCGTACAGCGGTTCTGTCGGATGTAAACGGCTTGGAAGAAACTCTGGTCAAAGACTTGTTTTTGGAATTCATGAGTTTGGAAGCTGCTTCTATGGCAACCAACGATGACCAATCGGGTTCTACCACCACCAGCACAGGCGGCACTGACGGTTTGCGTGGCCTTGATTCTTACGGTAGCGCAAGCGTGAGCGCATATGGTACTAGCGGTACAGCTATTACCGATGGCATCCATGATATTGCAACCGTGTCGTTTGGCGGCACAACACCAACGTACAACAAGATCACCAATCTTGCTAACGCATTGCCACCGCAATACTGGTCTTTGCCTGGTACTGCTTGGCATATGAGTCCTACAATGATTCAAACTTTGCGCCAGTTGAAAGACAGCCAAGGTTTGCCATTGTTCCTTGAAATCGGCGAATCTGATGGTTCTGCTGTGGGTAACATCTTTGGCTGGCCTGTAATTGCCAACGCTTATTTGTCCGATGCTTTCCCGATCTATCTGGCAAATTGGGAGCAATTCCTGTCAATTGTGGACATTGAAGAAATGACCATTCAAATGATGGAACAGACAGCGCCCGGTTTTGTGACCATGTTTGCTGAAAAGCGTATGGTTAGTTCCGTTCGCAACCCATTCGCTGGTGTCCGTGCTTCTGCTGCCTAATAGGAGCCGAAATGCCTTCTGAAATTACTACAGGATACCCGTTTGCGGGTACTACCCGTAATCCGTTCAACTACGTCAAGGTCGAGCAAATTGATCGTGACGTAGTAACGAACTGGCTTACGCTTGACGAAATCACAAACCAGATTAACAACTGGGGCGATGAATCTCAAGACGATTATCTGAAGGCTTTGGAATTAGCTGTCCGTGGGGCGGTTGAAGACTATCTGGGTATGTCAATTTTCCCGATTTCGTACCGAGTTTGGTACGGTTCGGAAAGTCTTGTGGCAAGTCCTGTTGCTCTTGACTTGCCTGAAGTCAGCCAAAACCAATACCCAAATCTGCCAGGCGTGACAATTGATGCTGTTGGGTACTACAACGACAATTTTCCTGCCGAGCAAACATTGTTGGCAAGTTCAGCTTACCAATATGACCCGTCTGGAAATAAGTTGTTGGTGCAAAACCTGCCCACCAATATCAATACATCCATGACTGCGCCTGTGTTTGTGGAGTACACAACTGTTGCTAATCCGCTACAGACTTATCCGCAAATCAAGCAAGCCGCTTTGCTATTGTTCACTCATCTGTACAACAACCGCAGCAATTCCACAGAAGCGAACCTGAAGAACATTCCTTTCGGGTTTGATATGCTGTTGCGTCCATACAAACCATTGGTGATGTAAATGGGAATTGCTCGTTACGAATCAATTACGGTGAATAACCTGTCTTTTGCCAAGACTACTTTTGGCGAACAAACAACGGCAATTACCGAATGGTTCAAGACTCGCGCCCTGACGCATGACGTTGCTAACAGTGTCCGCATTTCGGAAAAGTATCGGGTGTATCAGGATTTGGTGAATTTCACCTTGAACTACACACCCAATACCCGCACGATTGTGGACAGCCAGCACTTGTATTCAATCACTTGGCGTAACGCTCAGTGGCGAATTACGGATGTTCGGGAAAGCAACGACAGGATGAAGGTTACGTTTCTTTGCTACAGAACAGACCCAGAAACGGCGGTATAAATGGCACAGAATAACGTCATTCAATATGGCAAAGCGTTTCAGGACAAACTTGCTTCTGTGGTTTCGCCTGTGCCTGTTTATGCGGCTTTTAACCGCAACTTTGCTACTCAGCCAAAGTTTGTGACATGGAATCTGCGTAACGTACATCAGCCAGTTTTTACTGGTCAGACCCAGAATAACAAGGGTATTGATACTCCTGTTTTCCAGGTAAGCATTTTCAGTCAGACTGTTGAAGACGGTTTCACAATTTCCAATCAGATATTACAATCCATGCATGGATTCAGTGGTGTCTATGGAACGGGCGACTATGCTTTGCAAGTAGCCAAAACCGACATTATGTGGCTGTACAACAGCTACGACAACACGGACAAACTTGCTCAAATTTTTCTGGATTGTACGTTGTACATACAGACTTGATAAGATAATAATTCATCAACCTGTTTTTGAAGGAAATTCAAAATGGCTCTTATCGATAAAGTTCTTCCCGGTTTTGTCGGGACATTCTGGTGTCAAACTGGCGCAACGCCTACCCCTTTGACAACCACTCAGCTTTCCACATGGACTGCTCAGGTTGCTGACATTGTTGGCACATCTGCTGGCGGTACTGGTACGGATGGCATTGAAGTTCCTGTGGAAGTTATCCCTCCATTTGGTTCTGATGACGCTTTTGCCGCTTACTCGATTGCTGGTCAGCGCACTGGTGCAAAGATTACCACCCAAAATCAAGTGACTTCCATGACGATCACTTGCCCTTGGAACCCCTCCGATACAGCACAGTTGCTGATTCGCGCTGATGGTTACAACGGCACGATCATCCGCACTTATGTCGTTGCCGCTTATGACGGTACTGACACTGTGGCTTATGCTTTCAACGCTCGCGTTGGTGGTATGTCTTGGGACTTGAACACCAATGCCGAAGGCAAATTCACATTCACCATCCACCCCGTTGGTGGCAATGAATACGGCTGGTCAAACAACGCTTAATACACTATGAACACAACAATAAAAGACAATAATGACCTGTTGAGTTTCCTGATTTCCCAAGCTGGTTCCCAAAAGGACTGGTTTGGGTTTCGGCAACAGAAACTCACAGCGATTAGCTTGGCGCATGAAATTGCGTCAAAACACGCTGACAAAATGACCCCTGCTGAAGTGGTCAATTACGTCAGCGAACTGAACAACCAGCTATATCTAAAGATCATTAGGCCGGGGGCATAAATGAGTGGCGTTACCATCAAGCTAGAAGGCATCGGTGACGCAATGAAAGCCTTTGATGAACTTGCTGATGAGATTGGCGACAAAAAAGCCAGAAGCAAGGTTCTAATCCCTGCTGCTAGGGCGGCTATCAAGCCAGTCTTGGAATTGGCCCAGCAAAAAGCACCAATTGAAACGGGTGCTCTTAGGGCTTTATTGCAGGTCGAAGCCAGAAGGCCAACAGCTAAAGATAAACGCTCAAAGTACATTACGGAAACTGACACCGTAATTGCAGTCGTTACCACCGCATCTGGCAAAAAAATGAAGGCTATGAGCGAAGGCAAAGGATTGCAACGCACACGGAAAAAACTTATAAAGATGGGCGCTTCTGAAACGGAAGCGGCAGCTTTTAAAGGCTTTTCTAGTGATGCTAGGGCGATTGCCCAAGAGTTTGGGTCAGCCAGAAACCCTGCACAACCGTATCTCAGGCCAGCCCTTGAAAGTCAATCTCAATCAACGGTAAACAGGCTTGCAGAAGAAATTAAAAAATACATTCAACGATTCAAGGCTAAAACATGACAAGACTTGGTGCAGCACTTGGCGCAAACTATGAACAGATGCGCCGAGAAATTCTTACCCGCAAATTTGAACTTGGCGGCTTTACTTTTAAAGTCCGCATCCCATTGGTTGCAGAAACCGATGCACTGTACAAGCGGATCACAGACCCAGATCAGAAATCAATTGACGAAGCGTATGCTGAGTTGACTGAGCCGCTGTTGAAATACAAAGAAGACGAAGACGCAGTTGAGGCTGGCTTTGTTTTTCTTGAGGATGATGTGCTTGTCCAAGGCAAGTCAATGCGGGAAGCCGCAAAAAACAAAGCCATGACCGAGCAAAGGATTGTTGAATACATCCGCTTGCTGGTTCCTGAGAATCCAGACAATAGCCTTGCAGACATTACTTATGCCGACATTGAGACTGAATGGCCTTTAAATGTCCAATTGGCTTTGTGCGAAAAGATTGGTGAAGTAATCAGCCCCACATACAAGGAAGTTCGGGGAAACTGATTGGCTCGTTAAAGACGCAAGTCGAGGCCGCAATGGTCTTTAATGGGCATACAACAGAATCAATTGCGGCTTTGGATGAAGTCACCATGTTGCAGATTCAGGCAATGTACGGTGACGGAATCCTCGGAAATCAAAAAGTCATTGAGTTGCTTGGCACGCTTGTTGCTGGCGTGTTCAATTACATCCGCGACCCAGCAAAATCAACACCATATACACTAGCCAACATTATTGGTTCCGCTTACGATTACATCTATCCACCATTGCCCCCGGAAATTCAGAAGCAGCAGGTTAGCAATAACTTACTTGGATTCATGAGCCAAGCGCCGGGATTCAAAAAAGACAAGTTCAAGGTGAAACAAGATGGCTAACATGATTGCCCGTTTGGGCGTTTTGCTGGGAATTGACAGTGCCGAATTTAAGCGCGGCATTGAGGAAGCGACCAAAAAGCTAGAGCAATTTGGGCAGGCGGCTGAACAATACGGCAAAGTAGCTGCTACCAGTTTGGTGGCGGCTTCTATTGCTGCGCTCAAATATGCTGACGATATTGCAGACGTTGCAAAAGCCAATGATGTAACGATTGATTCAATTCTGAAGTTGCGTGAAGCGCTGGCTCAGAATGGCGGTGAGGCTGAAAACGCCAGCCGCTTGATGTCTAGCTTTAACAGCTTTGTTACCAAGGCTGCTGACGGTTCTTTTGAGGCGCAACGCTCCTTTAAAACGCTTGGGATCAGTCTTCAGGACATTTCCAGAATGTCCATTGACCAACTGTTTTCTAAAGTTGCCGATGGTCTTTCTGGTATTGAAGATCCTGTGCTGCGTAATGCAAGGGCGCTTGAGGTCTTTGGCAAAGCGGCTAAAGGCGTGGATTTCGTTGGATTCAATGACACCCTAAAAGAAACCAACGCAATCACAGAGCGTCAGGCCGAAGCGGTAAAAGATGCCGCCGATATGTACGACAAGTTGCAGAAGCACGCAAGGGATACAGCCCTTGTGATTGCCACTGAACTTGGCCCACCATTGAAGGCTACAACCGAGTATTTTGAGTCAATGAACAGCCAAGGCAATGTTTTTGCTGAGTCATTGAAAGTTACTTATCAAACACTTGCGGTTGTTATTTCTGACGTTGCATTTTTGATTAAGGGTGTATCAGACGAAATTGGGCATACGATTGAAAATGCCAAAGTTCTTACAACTCAAGGCATTGAAGCCGCCAAAAAGTTAAATGCTGCATACGACAGTTATCGTGACCGTGAGCGAGAAAAGCTAGACGAATTCCAGCGCCGCATTATGGGCGGTGGTGGTGGCTTTGGTGGCGGCACAAGCAAATTTGATGATCCTCGCCGACTTGATAAAGCCAAAGAAGTTGCGGCTGGTCGCCCTGTTACGCCTGGCATTGATAAAGATGCTGAACGAGCAAGGCGTGAAAATCAACGAGCATTTGACGAAAAGATGCGTGAATTGGCTTCTATGCAGAAGACCAATAAAGCATATGAAGAACGTCAACACGCTGTTGAAACGACTCTTGATAAAGAGCAAGAGATTTTCAAACTTGAAATGAACTCACGGTTCTTCAAAAAAGAAGATTTGACGCTTGAGCGCGAGATTATTGAAATTCGGGCTAAGGGCGCGGAGAACATTTACAAACTGGAACAAGAAATCAACCTGACAAAAGGTGACAAAGCTGACCGTATCCAGAAAGAAAACGAACTTACAGAAAAGGCCATTGAACTTGCTAAAGAGCGCAATCGCTTGACCAAAGAATTTAAAGATGGCGACATTCTCGTTGGCGTTGAAAACAAGATGGTTGAATACATGAATACCATGAAAACGCAAGTTGAGATTGGTGGCGAAATGTTCACATCTGTTATGTCCAGCATGGAAGGCGCACTTGACCGTTTTGTTACCAACGGCAAATTGTCATTCAAAGATTTGGCTAGAAGCATCATTCAGGATTTGATCCGAATCCAAATGCGTGCCCAGATGACAAATCTGTTTTCTTCAATGTTTAAGTCTATTTTCCCGTATGCAACTGGATCGGTGGGCGACTACAACACATTAGGCTCTTTGGAGTCACAAAGGGCGGTTGGCGGTGCTGTCACAAACAACACACCATATTTGGTCGGTGAACGTGGCCCAGAATTGTTTGTTCCTTCTGGTTCTGGAACGATCATTCCAAACAACAAAATGAGCGACATGATGGGCGGTTCTACAACCATCGTCAATAACAATATCAATGCAATTGATGTGAAATCATTTGAACAGCGTTTGCTGGAAAGTTCCAACACAATTTGGGCTGCAAATGCTTATGCTGGTAAATCACTGGCATCCAATGGGAGAAGGGCATGAGTTTCCAAGCTGTGTTTGAAATTCAACAGTCAATGACTGTTAATAACCGCCGCATGGTCGGGCAGCAAGTTACACGGTCTGGATACATCACTGTGGCGCAATACTTGACTGCTGTACCTTGGGTGTTCACGGTTGTTCCGCACAACTATCTGTACTATCCACAAGCAAGAGCAATCATCCAGACAATTGACAACAAAGACCGTCAATTGCCTGAAACAATTACTTTTACAAGCGATAACCTTTCATGGTTCTTGCAAATGCAAGGTACAGCTACGGCTGCAACTTTGAATGGCACTCCAGCAGCCAACACACAGACTTTGAATCTGACTTCAAACGGCACATTCAAGGCTGGTGACTTCATTATGATTGGCGGCTATACCTATAAAATCACCGCTGATTCATCTGGTTCTGTTGTCACCATCCATCGCCCTCTAATTGGAACACCAAGTTCAGGCACAACTGTTTACATGGGCACGCAATGCACATTTACAGTCGTTGCTGAAAAGTGTCCAACATACACATTGACACCAATGGCAGATGGCGCATTTGTGAATTGGGATGATGCATTTGTTTTCCGGGAGTACATCACATGACAGCAATGACAGCCCTTAATGGGCCACAAATTAGACAAGCGGAATTTGTGCGTCTTACGGTTGGCAAAGCCGCTACTGTATATACGTTTTGCAATGCCGCAGCACCAATCACGGTTGATGGAGTTTCATTCACTAACCTTGGATTGCTTTTGTCTGTTGGCGATGTTCAGCGCGACATGAGGGCCACCAGCGATGACATGACTATTTCGCTGACTGGTTTGAACCCAGATAGTGTTGCAATCATTTTGAGCAACGACATCAAGGGTTCTTTTGTTGAGATTTGGCGCGGCTTTTTTGATGACAACAATCAGATCATCACAAGCCCAACAACTCAGTTTTTTAAACGCTATCAAGGAATTGTTAACAGCGTTTCAATCACTGAAGACTTCAACACTCAGGCTCGGACAAGGATTGTGACTTGTTCAATTTCATGCTCGTCAATGCGCCGAGTTTTGGAAAACCGTCTTTCTGGCATAAAAACAAACCAAAGTAGCTGGCAGTTTTTCTATCCTGGCGATACAAGCATGGATCGAGTTTCTACAATTGCCAATACCTACTTTGACTTTGGCAAGCCGCCTCAAACGGACACACAAGCAACAGATACAACATCTACGACAACAAGTTCAACCGATCCTACTCCGGGCCAATTTGGATATTAAATGATAAGACTTGCGACAAGATATGACATTCCAAGATTGTTGGAAATTGTTGAAGCGTATGCTTTTGAGAACCCAATTCAAACGCTTGCACAGCCACACAATCATTTTCCAAAATATGTAGAAGAATTGCTTTTCAGCATCATTGCTGGTCGCGGATTTATCTACATAGATAACAATATGCGTGGGGCCATCATTGCGCTTAAGCAAAGCAACATATGGTCGCCAAAGGTCAAGGAATTGCATGAGTTACTTTGGTGGGTTGAGCCTGAACATAGGAATGGAACTGTTGGTGGAAGGCTTTGGAAGGCATTTGATGAACGGGCTTCAAAGATGCTTGAAGTTGGTGATATTGATGTTGTTATTACAAGCATTTCAGCACATGGCCCATTGATTGATTACAGCAAACGTGGCTACAAGCCATTTGGCGCAAGTTTTGTGAAGGAATAAAAATGGTCAGCACCATGATTGCGGCAGCACTTTTTGAGATTGGCACAGCCGCATATGCCGCAACAGTGTTTGCTGTTAACTTTGCGCTTTCGCAAATTGTGACCCGTGTGTTTGGTCAAGACCAGCAAGGCCAACAAGATAACGGCGTTCGCCAACAAGTGCCGCCAGCAAACACAAACGCAATTCCTATTGTGTATGGCGATGCCTATCTTGGTGGAACATTTGTTGACGCTGTTCTTACCACAAACCAAAAGCGTATGTATTATGTGCTTACGGTTTCTTGCATTAGCCCAAATGGTCAATTCAGCTATGACCAGACGGATATGTATTACGGTGATCGCCTGATTACATTTGATCCATCCGAGCCTGGCAAGGTTAGCAAACTCACAGATGAAGCTGGCAATGAAGACACAAAGATTGCTGGCAATCTTTTCATTTATCTTTTTACATCCAGCGCATCTGGCATGATTACGACTATCAATAGCAGTGGAACGTTGCCTGATGGCATTATGTCTACGGCTAATGGTGTGCCATCTGGTTTGGAGTGGCCTTCTTCTGGTCGCCAAATGAATGGATTGGCTTTCGCTATTGTTGTTTTGAACTACAGTACTGACGCTGGCACAACAAATCTTTCGCCAGTAACTTTCCATGTTTCTCATACATTGAATAGCACTGGCGTGGCAAAGCCTGGTGATGTTTGGTATGACTACATCACAAACCCATATTACGGTGGCGCTGTTGATTCGGCATTTGTAGATTCGGCATCTGCCACAGCATTGAATACTTATTCCGATGGATTGATAACTTATACACCTGCCGGTGGTGGCTCTGCTACTGAGGCTCGTTATCGCATCAATGGTGTTTTGGACGCTGGTCAATCTGTCTTGAGCAATCTAGACAAAATCATGACTTGTTGCGATAGCTGGATGACCTACAACGCTTCGGCTGGTCAATGGTCTGCTGTTATTAACAAGTCTGAAACGCCTGTTTATTCTTTTGATGATGACAACATCATTGGTGAAATTCGTGTCAGCGCCACAGACATTACGCAATCTATCAACCAAGTTGAAGCAAAGTTCCCTAATAGCGAAAATAGGGATCAGCCCGACTATGTGAATTTGGCAACTCCTTCTTCGTTGTTGTATCCAAATGAACCCGTCAATAAATATAGCGTCAGTTATGACTTGGTGAATGACAGTGTTCGTGCCCAGTATCTTGCCAATCGAATTCTTGAGCAAGCACGCGAGGATTTGATTGTCAATTTCAGCACAACCTATTACGGCATTCAGGTTGACGCTGGCGCTGTAGTTAGCGTGACCAACGCTGATTATGGTTGGACAAATAAGCTGTTCCGTGTAGTCAAAGTAAATGAGGCATCTTTGCCTGATGGTACGCTTGGCGCTCGACTGGAAATGACTGAATACAGTGCCGCTGTCTATGATGATTTTGACATCACACAATATGCACCTGTAGCCAACAGCAACATTCCAAGTGCTATCTATTTCAGCGCATTGACTGCTCCAACAGTTGTTGCAAACAACTATAACGTCACGCCCCCCACATTCACAGTTCGTGTAACTGTGCCGACAACAGGCCGTGTGACTTATGGCACGTTGTACTACACCACATCATCCTCACCTCTTGATTTTGATTGGAAAGTTTTGGCTACTGCCAATGCGCCAGCAGGCACTGCGGCTGTCAACGGCTCGACATATGATTTTGCCAACTTGACATTGGCTGGCGGCACATATTATTTTGCGTATGTGGTCGGCAACGAACTCGGTCAATCTACAAGGTCTTCAAGCAGCGCAGCGTTTGTATGGGCTCCAGTAAATAGTGAATCTGGAAACGTAGCCTATTTGCAAAGCGAGATTGATGGATTATCAATTGATGTTGCTGACAAGGTAAGTAAGACAACCACAAGTATTTTGACTGGCACGATTGTCCCAACAACTTCTGGTGGAATGAGGGCTGGAACAATTACATGGAATTCTTCTGGTGTTTTGACCGGAGGTTCTGGTGTTGCCATTACTTCTAATGGCATTGTTGGCGCTCAATCTGGAGTTGCAAAATTCACCATTGACACTGCTGGCAATGCATTATTTATGGGCGACATCAACACTGATGGCGATGCTTATTTTGAAGGTCGCAATCCAGCATCATTCTCTGTTTTGATTGGCTCCACTTCATATAGCATTGATTATTCTTCTCTTTCTAATGGCATTTCCGCTGCTTCTGGAAAAGTTCGTGGTGGGGTTGTAGGTTATTCTGCATCGCTTACAAGTTCATACAACGTGGGTGTACTTGGCGTTGGTCGAAATGGAGTCGCTTGTCCCGGCATTGGTATTGTTGGAGAAGGTGATTCAATTGGTGGTTATTTCAGCACAACAAGTTCAACAGGCTCGGCTCTTGAATGTAATAACACTGGCGGCGGTTTTGCTTTAAGGATTGATTCTGGTACTTTCAGTTGGGGTGGCTATACCGTTGCTTCCCCAACTGGATCAACAACGACTTTTTTGCGAAATGATGGTACATGGGCCACTCCATCTGGAAGTGGTGGGGGAACTGTTACCAGCGTCAGCGGTACGGGAAACGTCTATGGTTTGACACTGAGTGGAACAGTCACAACCAGCGGAAGTTTGACTCTTGGCGGCTCTTTCAACACGGCAAGCATTCCATTGTCGGCAGTTAACCTTTCCGGTTCAAACATTACTGCACGATTGATTGGAACTTCTGGGAATACCAGTGGTGTCACCGATGTGACGTTCAGTGGAACATTGACAGGTGGCGCGGCTGGAACGGTTACATGGACGATGGGCACAAACACTGCTGCCATCAACATCAACGTAACTTCCGATTCAAGACTCAAGAAAGACATTGTTGATTTGTCTTATGGTCTGGATTTCGTCAAGAAACTTCGTCCAGTCCAATTCAAATGGAATCATGAATTGTTTGCTCACTATGGTGACAAACAAGCCTATGGTTTCTTGGCAAACGAGGTCGAGGAAATCGTTGGGACAGATACCACGATGGTCACAACCATTGAGCAAGGTCCGCTGGAAGGGTACAAATCTTTCAGCAATGACGGTATCATTGCGGCCTTGGTGAAGTCAATTCAGCAGCTTGAAGAAAGAATTGCTGCATTGGAAAACAAGGTATAAAATCACCAAAACAAGACAGCATCGTCCCGTGGGAATCATGGGTGTTCTAACTGTGTGCAGGGAACTGACATGGCGGTCTTTAATCGCAATACTTTGGCCCAAGTTTCGGGCTTTGACAATCCTATTCTTGCTGGCGAACTTGTCTGGGACCAGCAGACTTATTGGAATCTGTCTTTTACATCAAATGGCCTTCCAGTCGATTTGACTGGCGCGACCATTGATGCCCAAATCGTTCGCCGTGAACTGTCAAACATTGTGGATACCCGCAACGGGTTGACGTTTGACATTGCTGATTACAACCCCACTCCTGCGGCAATTCCTCTGACTGTCAGCAATATCAATACGGCTTTGGGTACTTGCACCCTTGTGATTGATGCTGGCGCTTGGTCTTTGATGTCTACAGACCCCGAACTGGAAATCAACGCACAGAATCCTGTTGGCTATTCTGGTCGCGTCAAAGTGTCTTTCCCTGCGGTTGGCTCTGTCCCGGCAGATGACATGATTATTTTCCTGTTGTTCATCGTCCGTTCTGACGGCGTGATTGTTCTGTAAGGATTGGCTATGAGCAACTTGAAGGTTACGGTTCTTGATGGCAACAACGTCAGTCTTGAGGTTGTTCCACAGCCTCGCGTTGAAGCACGCATTGATCGTGGTGTAGCGGGTCCAACTGGCCCTATGGGGCCAACTGGTAGTGGTCCTACAGGCCCACAAGGAAATGCTGGACCTACTGGTCCTACGGGCGCTATGGGGCCAACAGGCACAGGTCCAACTGGTCCGCAGGGCAATGCTGGTCCTACGGGTCCAACTGGCTCAACGGGGGCAACTGGCCCAACAGGACAGGCTGGTACTACTGGTGATGTTGGTCCGACTGGTCCGCAGGGTGTCCAAGGTATTCAAGGGGTTCAGGGCATTCAAGGCCCAACAGGACCGCAAGGCGAACAGGGCATTCAAGGTATTGCTGGCCCCACTGGGCCGACTGGCGCTAATGGGGCAAATGGAGCCACAGGCCCAACAGGTCCAACTGGCTACATGGGCATTGATGGTCCGACTGGCCCGACAGGCGCACAAGGTATTCAAGGCAATGTTGGCCCTACTGGTCCGACAGGTGCTGATTCAACTGTTGCTGGACCTACTGGGCCGACAGGCGCTCAAGGCACTCAAGGCATCCAAGGTGAAGTCGGTCCAACTGGCCCACAGGGCATTCAGGGCGACCAAGGCGTTCAAGGTGTTGCTGGTCCTACTGGTCCTCAAGGTATTCAAGGGGATACTGGTCCTATTGGCCCAACGGGCGCTCAGGGCATTCAGGGTATTCAAGGAGCCACTGGACCAACAGGCGTTACTGGCGATGTCGGCCCGACTGGACCTCAAGGCATTCAGGGCGTAACAGGCCCAACTGGCCCTACTGGGGCGCAAGGCGCACAAGGCACATCCATTAACCTTAAAGGTGAAGTTGCTACTGTGGGCGACCTGCCAATGGTGGGCAATCTTCCTAATGACGCATACATCGTTACTTCTGAAGGTAATCTGTATGTATGGAACGGCACATCTTGGTTTGATGCTGGTCAGATTGTTGGTCCTCAAGGCCCAACTGGCGCACAAGGCCCGACTGGCCCCACAGGCGCTCAAGGCATTCAGGGTGAGGTTGGCCCGACTGGTTCAACAGGCGCTCAAGGCATACAAGGGGTCGCAGGTCCAACGGGCGCTCAGGGCATCCAAGGTGAAGTCGGTCCTACTGGCCCAACTGGAGCGCAAGGCGATGTTGGCCCTACGGGACCTCAAGGTATTCAAGGCATTCAAGGGGTACAAGGCGATGTTGGTCCAACGGGTCCTACTGGAGCGCAAGGCATCCAAGGTGAGGTTGGTCCTACTGGCCCCCAAGGCATTCAGGGTGTGGTGGGTCCTACGGGGCCAACGGGCTCTCAAGGCATCCAAGGCATTCAGGGTCCCACGGGGCCGACTGGCGCACAAGGTGAAGTAGGCGCAACTGGACCTACTGGCCCTCAAGGGATTCAAGGTGTGATTGGCCCTACAGGCCCACAGGGTCTTCAGGGCGTTCAAGGTGACACTGGCCCGACAGGCCCACAAGGCGTGCAAGGCATCCAAGGAATTCAAGGCAATACTGGGCCAACAGGTCCCACAGGCCCAATGCCTACTGGCGCTGTGACTGGTGTTACCAGTTTAAGCACGCCTGATTGGATTCTGTTTAACACCACACCAGCAACAACGCCGACAACTCCGGGTACGTTGTATTGGGATTCTGCTGATGGCAACCAAACGCTTTCGTTGGTGATGGCTGATGGCACTGCTACACAGCAGATTGGTGAAGAACAGTATTTCCGAATCAAAGCATCGAGCGCAATTACCAACGGTCAAGTCGTGATGTTCACGGGTACTGTTGGCGCTTCTGGCGCATTGACTGGTGCACCAGCAACTGGCCTTACAGCCTCGCAAGCATCGTATGTCATGGGCATTGCTACTCAGGATATTGCACTGAATGGCTGGGGCTACATCACATCATTTGGTTTGGTTCGCAACCTGAACACATCGGCATTTACGGCGGGTCAAATTCTGTATCTCGACCCTTCTGTTGCTGGTGGCTTGACTGCAACTATTCCATCTGCGCCAAATCCAAAGGTTCAAGTTTGTGCTTGTGTATATTCATCCGCAAGTAATGGCTCTTTGTTTGTGCGTCCATCATTTGGTGGTGTACTTGGTCAGTATGAGGGTGACGTTGGCCTGACCACATTGTCTACTGGCGATGCTTTGGTCTGGAACGGTACAAAGTGGACTAACACACAAGCGGTTGGACCTACTGGTCCTACCGGGCCTCAAGGCATTCAAGGAATTGCAGGTCCGACTGGCCCAACAGGAAGCACTGGTGCGACAGGTGCAACTGGCGCTCAAGGTCCTACAGGACCGACTGGTTCTACAGGCGCTACTGGTGCTGTTGGCCCAACCGGACCTACAGGTAGCACTGGGTCAACTGGTTTAACTGGCCCAACTGGCCCAACAGGCCCAACAGGAGCCAATGGCACAAATGGTCCGACAGGTCCAACTGGCTCTACTGGCCCCGTCAGTTATAGCAAAACAATCGCTCTTAACATCATCTTTGGCTTGTGAGGAATAATCATGGCAAACCCAAACATCGTTAACGTATCTGCTCTTTATGGCGTAACCACCTACTACACGCCTAGCGGTACATCTGCTGTGGTGTTGCTGGCTAACGCTGCGTCAAGCGGCAAGGTCTACAAGATCAACCAAATTGTTGTGGCAAACGTGACAGGAAGCGCAGCAAATGCAACTGTCTCAATCTACACAAACGGCGCTGTTGCTCAAGGCTCTGCGCCTTCTGGTGGAACGGCTTATCCAGTTGTAGCAACGATTTCTGTTCCCGGGAATGCTTCTTTGATTGCTGTTGATAAAACAACTCCGATCTATTTACAAGAAGGAACATCTATTTCAATTACATCAGGCACAGGCAGTTCGCTGACATTCAGTGTTTCTTATGAAGACATCTCTTGATGAGGTGAAGCATGAGTTTTCGCTATAAAGGCGGAGTCATTTCCGCAACGCCACCTACTACAAGCAGTTCTTCTGCATCTGGTGTTTGGACGTTAGAGCAACAAATGCAAGCAAATGCTGCTGGTAATTGGCCTGTTCCTGTTGCTATTGGACAGGCCGCATATACAACTCCGGGTTTGTATTCTTGGGTTGCACCTGCTGGCGTGACTTCAGTATCTGTAGTTTGCGTTGGTGGTGGAGGCTCTGGAGAAGGTATTTACTCTGGCGCTGGAGGTTGTGGCGGAGGTCTTGGTTACTACAACAATCTGACTGTTGTTCCGGGGAACTCGTATACCGTTGAAGTTGGTGTCGGAGGCTCTGGAGGAAGATATGGCCCTAATGGTGGCGCTGGAGGAAGCAGTAGTTTTCAAGGGGTTGGTGGTTTTGTGATTGCAACAGGCGGGACTCCAGACAGTGTTGGATACTATCAAGGCTCTACTACGGCTGTTGGTAGACAAGGCGGTTCTCGTGGCTTTCGTATTGGAGGCGGAGGTGGGGGGGCTGCTGGATATTCAGCATCTGGCGGTAATGGCGGTGAAGGCACAGTAAATGGCCCAACTAATGGCGCTTCTGGAGCAGGAGGCGGCGGTGGTGGTGGCGGTGGTGGTAGTGGCCCTTACTTTGTAGGCGGATGCTGCTGCAACCCGATATTTAACTATATTGGCGGGGCTGGCGGCGGAGGTGTTGGTTTGTTAGGGCAAGGCACAAACGGCTCAGGCGGAACAAGGTCTACTGGCGTTCATGTTTCTCCAACAGGTGGGGCTGGTGGAAGTAATGGTGCTACAGGTGGTAGCGGCGGAAATAATGATGGAGGCGCTGCTGGTGGAGGCTCTGGCGGTGCTTATGGAGGCGGAGGTGGAGGCGGAAACCCCGGTGGCAATGGCGCTTATGCTGGCTCTGGCGGCGGTGGGGCTGTCCGACTGATTTGGCCGGGGACAACCCGTTCGTTCCCATCAACCAACACAGGAAATATGTAAATGGAACTGTTCATTCAAATTCGTGACGGACAACCTCACGAGCATCCGATCTTTGGCGACAACTTCCGTCAGGCGTTCCCCGATATTGATGTGAACAATCTGCCGCCTGAATTTGCGCGGTTTGAGCGCGTGCCTCAACCCAACACTGCGGGTACGTTTGAAGTTGAAGAATTGTCTTACCAATGGATAGACGGCATAGTCAAAGACGTTTGGAGTGTGCGTCCAATGACCGAAATTGAGCACGCACAAAAATTGCAAGACCTGACTCAAGCAGCCAATGCAAGTGTTGGATTTTTGAAGGAAATAACACAGCAAAACATTGACAATGCGCCAAGTGATGCTGCAAAGCAGGCTTGGATAGATTATCTTGCTGCGTTAAACGCATGGACATTGGTTGACCCTGTAGAGCCGAACATTCCGCAGCCTCCGCGCATCAATGCTGATGGAACGGTGATGGATGTGAATGCGCCGGGGAGTGCTCCAAATGTCATTGGCTAAACCAACACCACTTCAAAATCTTGGCGACATTCGCGGAGCCATTTACGACTTTGAAAAGGCTGGCGACATCCTTCCAAAGCACAATCACGATGAAAATTCAGTTCACATCACCATTGTGGCGCGTGGCAAATTGAAAGCCTATTCCCATGATTGGGAGAAGGTTGCGGATGCAGGTCAGATCATTGACTTTCGTCCCGGTGAACCACATGAGTTGATGGCTTTGGAAGACAACACACGAATTGTCAATATCGTCAAAAAATATGGCGGTGTAAGCAACGACTATCAGGTGCAAACATGAGCGAACGATTCCCCGGCGGGTTCATCACGAAGTCTCCAGTCGCGCCAACATCGACTGCGGCTCCCGGAATTTGGACACTTGACCAAGCCTTGCAGAACATTAAGGCCGGTACATGGCCAATTCCAATTCCTCCGGGACAGCAGGCATACACAACCGCTGGAACCTATACATGGATTGCTCCTGCTGGCGTGACTTCTGTATCCGTTGTAGCTGTTGGCGGTGGCGGTAGTGGTTACAGCGTTTATTTTTGTGGCTGCACATTACTTACTGGTGGCGGCGGTGGCGGCGGTGGCCTTGGATATAAAAACAATTATTCTGTTACACCGGGGTCTAGTTACACCGTTCAAATTGGAGCTGGCGCAAGTTTTGCCGCAAATGGTGGCGACAGTTATTTTGTAAATAGCTCTACCGTAAAAGGCGGTGGCGGCGGTGGCACAAGCAGTCAATCTGGCGGTGCAGGCGGTTCATTTGTTGGCAATGGTGGCGGGAACGGTGGCGCAGGTGGCTCAGCGTCTGGCCTAACTGGCGGCGGTGGCGGCGGCGCTGGAGGTTATTCTGGAAACGGAGGCGCTGGCGCAGATAGCGGTTTCACAACAGGAAATCCTGGTAGCGGTGGTGGTGCTGGCGGTGGTGGTCGTGGCGGTTCTCCAAATCCAACATATAACAGCGCAGGAGGAGGGGGTGTTGGGATTTTGGGTCAAGGTTCATCTGGCGCTGGTGGGACTACAAACGTTGGCGGCGGTGGCGGTTCTGGTGGCAGTGCTGGACAGAATTCAAACTCATCTGCTGGCGGTGCAGGCGGCGCATATGGCGGCGGTAGTGGCGGTAACGTGACTGGCGGTAATGCCAGCGGTGGCGGCGCAGTTCGCATCATTTGGCCCGGTACAACACGATCCTTCCCATCAACAAACACAGGTAACCTGTAAAATATATTCATTGAATTGCATAGGATAAGAAATGACAAAACGACTCAAGATTGCTGTCTCGGCAATCTCCAAGAATGAAGAACAGTTTGTTCATAGGTTCTGCGACTCAGCCAGAGATGCAGACCTGATTTGCATTGCAGACACTGGCTCTACTGACGCAACAGTTGCTAGAGCCATTGAATGCGGGGCTGTCGTGCATGACATCTGCATCAGCCCTTGGCGTTTTGATCTTGCCCGTAATGCCGCAATTGCTTTACTTCCTCGGGACATTGACATTGTTATCAGCCTTGACCTTGATGAAGTGCTAGAGCCGGGATGGCGTGAAGAAATCGAGCGTGTTTGGGTTGAAGGCACTACTCGTTTGCGCTACAAGTTCGATTGGGGCTGTGGAATTAGCTTTTTCTACGAAAAGATTTTTGCTCGTCATGGATATAGGTTCTTCCACCCAGTTCATGAGTACCCTCGCCCTGATGGACGTATCAAAGAGGTCTATGCCCATACGGATATGCTGCTGGTCAGCCATCATCCAGACCCAACAAAGTCACGTGGGCAATATATGCCTTTGCTGGAATTGGCGGTAAAGGAAGACCCGTATTGCCCCCGCAATGCTTTTTACCATGCCCGTGAACTGACGTTCTATGCTCGGTGGGATGAAGCCATTACTGCCTTAAACAAGTATCTGGCTATGCCTGAAGCGACTTGGGTCAACGAACGATGCTATGCAATGCGTCTGTTGGGTAAAGCGTATGCGGAAAAAGGCAACCCACATGAAGCCCTCAAATGGTTCCGTTTGGCAGTTGCTGAAGCACCGGGAACCCGTGAGCCTTGGGTTGAATTAAGCGCACAGTGCTATCGTTTGTCCATGTGGGCAGAAAGCTATGCAGCCGCCAAATCAGCCTTGCAGATTACTGACAAAGCCTTGGTGTACACGATGGACCCGGAAGTCTGGGGTGAAAAGCCTTGGGATTACGCCAGCATCGCAGCTTGGAACCTTGGGCTCAAGGACGAAGCTATTCAACTTTGTCATAAGGCGTTAGAATTGGCCCCGCAGGATCAACGCATCCAATCCAATCTACACTACATGACAACTGGTGAAACCCCGAATCTTTGAGCGTGTAGAAAATGGACCATTCAACGACTACTGAAACTGCTGCTGCTATCACTGCCAAGGTAGCACCTCCTGCAACTGTCTCTATTGCGACACTGCTTGGGTATCAGGTTAGTGAATTGGTCCTTTGGGCCACATTGATTTACACCATCATGTTGATTTGTCAAAAGGCATGGCAAATCTACAAAGAAGTTACAAGTGGATAATCGTAAAGCCATCGCTAGTCTTACACTTTCTGCGGCTGCATTTGTCAGTTTGATTGTTTCTGAGGGTTGGACAGATAAGGCAGTAATTCCAGTCAAAGGTGATGTTCCTACCATTGGATTTGGCACAACCGATGGTGTCAAGATGGGTGATAAAACCGATCCAATCACATCTGTAAAGATGGCTTTTCGTGACATCACAAAATTTGAAGGCGCACTAAAACAATGCGTCAAAGTCCCACTAAGTCAGAACGAATATGACGCTTGGGCACAATTCACATACAACATTGGCGCAACAGCCTTTTGCAAGTCCACAGCAGCCAAATTGCTCAATGAAGGCCGCTATCAAGAGGCTTGCGATCAGATGCTCAAATGGGTTTATGTCAAAGGCAGCAAGGTTCAAGGGCTTGTGAATCGCCGACAAAAGGAACATGAGCAATGTATGTCCGACTCGTAATTGCTGTTTTGATTGTTGTCTTGTTGGCAGCAACCCATTGGAAAGCCTATGTTGCTGGAAAAGAGTCTGTACGATCAGAACTTATTGCTGCTGTCCGCAAAACTGAGGAGCAACGCCGCAACAAAGAATTGGCGCTGAATGAACAAAAGCAAAGATTGGATGAAGATTATGCAACGCGCAAAAAGAATTCTGATGCTGTCATTCGTTCTAGTCGTAATGAGCTTGACAGGTTGCGCGACCAGCTACGTTCCTATGGAGAACGCCAAGATTCCAAAACCTGCGCCAGAACTGATGCAGACCCCAGAGACACAATCATCCGAGAATGTTCTGAAGCTACTCAGTCGTTGGCGCGGGTTGCTGACGAAAACGGATTGAAGCTCAAGGCTCTTCAATCTTATGTAACGGACATTTGCTTAAATCAGAAATGATCCGTTCCAAATAGACCGCCAAATCCATTGCTTCTTCTTGAGCGTGTTGCAGCCATTGAAGATGCGTTAGGTCTTGGCGAGTCGTATCAGTGCCGTATTTGGCAAGCCCGACTTCAGCCCGTTGTTTGAGCTTCTGTCGGACTGCTTCGACATTAGGGTCAAGCATCTTTGACAAAGACACCATCTACCATTTTGCCTTTGCGTTTGCTGATAACAGCGTAAGCTGCTTCCAAGCACTCGGTAAAGGTAACGCCTTGGATATGGCATTGCATTAGCAGTGTCACTCCAATGTCGCCAATGGCATCAATAATTTCGGCTTTGTTGTCAGCGCAAACAGCATTGACAAGTTCTTCCACTTCTTCAACCGTTTTTTTGGCTTGAGAAGCAGCAGTGCCGAAACCACCGGGGCCAATGATGCCCTTGTTGATGCCCCAAATTTCAATCTCGTTTTCGATGTATTGGAAACTCATTTTTTTCCTTAAAAGGTGGGCCTACTCGCTGCGTCTAACTTCCCAGAGATCATCCTGCGCCGCCTAGAACAACGACTCGTTAGCATCCGCTTTTGGCCCGTTAATTAAAACGGTATATCGTCCTCTGGCACTGGTTGTTGCTCAGATTCTTGACGTTGTTTATTGGATTGGGTTCCACCAAGCATTTTCAATTCTTGACATTGAATTGACGTTGCATAGTGATCTTGCCCATCCTTTTGATACTTGCGAGTTTTGATTTTGCCAGATACATAAACAAGCGAACCCTTGTGCAAGTATTCACCAACAATTTCTGCTAAACGACCAAACGTACTGATGCTGTGCCATTCAGTATGTTCTTTGTAATCTCCAGATTGTTTGTCTTTCCATTTTTCAGTTGTAGCAATTGAGAAATTTGCAACAGCTTCACCACTTGGCAAATAACGTATTTCTGGGTCTTTGCCAAGATGTCCAATGATTTGTGCTTGATTGAGCATTTGTACCTTTTAAAAAGTGTGTTGTTTAGCGATTTCTTTTACGATTTGCTCATAGAAATCACGGGCTGCATTAACTTTGACCTTGATCTTTTGTTCCAAGGCTAAGTCACGTTTGTATTGGACTCGGGTTACACGCAATTCTGGAGCGATGTGTTCTACAGAATGCAAATTGTAATCCTCGTACCCAATCAATGAGTCTGGTGTATTCACCAAACAATAGTCAATTTCAAACTCATCCATATCCCAAAGCATCATGTACGCTCTGCCCTGCCATTCGTAGGTTTTATCCTCGCCTTGGCTAGACAGAACAGGAAATGTTGCTAATGACCATGATGATTTGATGTCGTGAATTTTCCCATCACCAACAATGTCACATTCTCCTGTGATCCACTCGTTAGTTTTTCGCTCTGTGTTCTTTTTGTAGTTGGTAAAAAGAACAGAGTTTAAAAGTTCAATAGAACGATCTTCGACTTGAATGCCCTTGTCCATGTATTTGCTGCTGATGCGTTCATCAAATCCATAGACAAATTCTTTAGCCATTTTGGTAATAGCGGTTTTGGCCCCAGCAGACAAAATTTCATCTTTGCTTTTTGGGTCAGTCATGATGTCAGCAAGTGACGATGCTCGAAACTTAATCATTTGCTAAAGCCTCTTGTAGTTTTTTTTCTTGTTCTTCAGACAGAATGAATCTTTCATTAAGCTGAAGTGTGGTGTATTCACCAGCTTTGATTTTTGCAATTGCAGCATCCAGACGTTCATCTGTAATCTGTTGCTTAACGGCAACCTTACGTTTGTCTGGAGGAATTGGGCTGATGCGTAAACCTTCAACAGTTTCTTTGCCAAAACGCACCGCAGGATCAACATAAACTGTGATGGACACATTTGCCCAATCATCAATAAAAGCTGAACCTGTTAATTGTTTTAGTGTTTTGCTGTTGGTACTATTCAAAACCATTGGCTTGAGTTTTTCGCCTTGACGAATTTCGCGTTCAGCAAAGTACGCTGTGTTAAACAAGTCTTTGGTTTTTTTGGTTTTGTCGGGTTGAAGCCTAACTTCTTTGATTGTCAAAGTTGTAGGCTCAACAATGTCAGCCGCTGACAAATATGGAGAGTCAAAGGCTTTTCTGTAATGTGTTTTTTCTGTCATGTGAACCAAACCCAAACGCCATGAAAGATGCCGATTGGAAAAAACAAAGCACCAGCAATCAAAAAACCCCACAGCGTGTGTGAGAAGCAATAAATGATGTGGGTAAACCAAGCTGCAAAGCAAGCTAACACAATGATCGCGCCCATGTTATTTGCGTCCCACTGGTTGAGCAAGCAGGTAATTAGCACCAAGCTGATGGACAGAACGTGCCCACTTCAATTGATATTGCCGAATCACATCGGGGGTGGCATTGTAGTTGAGGAACAGCGTCCTCGCTTTGCGTAAAAGTGTCGTGTTCATGTGAACTCCTGTCTTGTTGAGCCTCCACTGTAAACCAGATTCCCACAAAAAAGCATAGGTGAAAACACCTAGAAAAAAGTCAAGCTAGACATGATACGCTTGTCGGCATGACAACTCCAGACCAAGCCGAAGCCAATGCAGCAGACGCTTTAACGACTTATGGGTATACGCTAGTCAAGCACTATGTTGACCATCCACAAGACGTTGAAGCGGCTATGCTGGCACTCCTAACCCGCGCCATCGAGCGCATCATCAACCGAGAGGTATCCATCAATGACTTTTATCAGTGAAGACAATCGTGCAATTGCATATTACTTGGACCGTCTGAAAAACGGACCCGAGAACGACAAGAGAATTCAAAACATGGTCAATCAAAAATTCAACGTATCGGCTGCTGCTATCCGCAATAAGCTGATTGCTGATGGCGTAATTGAATTGCGTGTGGGCGGCTATGACAACAAACGCCTACGCAACATTTTTATTGTCGAACTGGTAGATCAGTCAAAGGTTAAGTATGTCCAAGACATTAAGCCTGTGGAAACAAAGTCTATCGTCATTGAATCGCACTGGCCTGAAGGCTGGAAAAAGTCGCATGGCAATGCTTTTGATTGGCGCAACACCGCCAAAGGGCTGTTCAGCAAATCTGAACTTGCTGTGATGCAGACCAAGATTAAAGCTAACCCGGCATTTACGGGTGATTCCGTCCACACTTACAGCAGGGCAAAACCAAGTGTCTGATGGTGGAAAAGGGTCGGCTCCAAGGCCGTTTAGCGTAAACAGTGAAGTTTTCTCATCAAACTTTGACCGGATTTTCGGCAAGAAAGGAAAGAAAGATGTTAGCCAAGAAGATGACGCAGTTGGACAAACTCAAGCTGCTGATGCAACGCAAGCAGGGTGTGACCAGTGTGGAGATTGTGAAACACCTTCCAAGTGTCACCCCTCACCGCAGGATCAGTGACCTGAAAGAAGCTGGCTGGACCATCACGTTCAAGTTGATGGACGATAACAAGACCAAGATTTACTTTGGCAAACCGCCAAGGAAGTGATATACTTTTCCTAGAAGGCTTAGATGTTTCGTGGACTAGACGCAAATACATCTAAGCCTTCACAGGCTGACCCCTGAAGGTTTGGTGCTAGTCCCACCAGCTTTCAGGGGTTTTTTATTGGAGATTTTTATGGCAAAAAAGTCATACTCTGAAAAATTGCTTGATCCTCGTTGGCAACAAATGCGTTTGCGCGTTTATGAACGAGATAACTTTACTTGCAGGAATTGTGGTTCAAAAGACAAAACACTTCATGCACATCATCCTCAATATCATCCTTTTGCAGAAGGCCCTTGGGATTACGATCAAGACTCAATAATTACTCTTTGTGCTGATTGCCATTCTGATGAACATACAGCCCTTGATGCGTCTAAAGCAAATGTTGTATTAGAACTTGTCAAGATGGGATATTGGGGTTCATATGAAATGGATTGTCTTGTTGATGTTTTATCTGTCTTAACAAAAGATGATTTGACAAAAATGTTTTTGGAGAAAATTCATGGCACGAATCAGAACAATTAAGCCTGAATTTTGGCGTGACGAATTGCTTGCTGGAATTTCACCTGAAGCGGCTTTATTGGCTATTGGTCTTCTCAATCATTGCGATGATGAAGGATATTTCAATGCCAATCCAAAGTTGGTTGAATCTGATATTTTTCCATTAAGAACATTGTCATTTACTACTACCGTACTTCTACGGGAGCTATCAGAGATAGGTTACATAGAGGTATATTCAGGCTTTGATGGAAAGACTTATGGCAAGATTGTCAACTTTGAAAAACATCAAGTTATAAACAAGAAAACTGCTAGCAAAATCAAGGACTTATGCAATTTACAGTATGACTACCGTAGTCCTACTGAACCACTACCTACTGGAAAGGAAAGGAAAGGAAAGGAACTGGAAAGGAAAGCGCCTGAGAGCGCGGCAACTGATGTTGCCTTTGTTTTGCCAGATTGGATTCCTACAGAGACTTGGGATGCTTTCATAGAAATGCGAAAGCGAATTAAAAAACCTGCAACCGACTTTGCTAAAAAGCTAATAGTTGGAAAATTGCAAAAATTTAAAACTCAAGGACAAGATGTGGTCGCTATATTGGAGAAATCAATTACAAGTGGATGGCAAGATGTATTTGAGTTAAAGGAAAACAAGTCATTTGCCCAAATAGCTGCTGACGTTGCCCGGACAACAGTTCCACCGACAAATACTGGCCCTGACCCTGCATTGCTCAAAATTAAGGCAGATTTGCAAAAAGCGGCTCCAATGCCTGACCACATTCGTCAGCAGATTAACCAAGTTTTGAGGAAGACAGCATGACCAAAACATACGCACTCCAGAAGTTGCTGGAACATGGCCCCCTAACTCGCCAAGAACTGCGGGAAATTACAGGTTGGACTGACCGTGAAATCCACTACACCCTTGCTTACTGCTCACGGGAAGGCAAGATTGTGGAAAACAGGAAAGCATGGGCGCTTCCATGACATACAGCCGCAAGACCATATCGAACGAAAGTGACCGAGTAATCCTTGAGCAAGGTGAGGCTCGGATTCTTTTTCGTACTTGGGAGACAACTCAACAGCGAGTGCTTACCCGAGAACGGATTGAATACTTAGAAAAGCGATATGGAAGCGGCTGTGTGCAACGGATACGAAACTACATGGACATGATGAGGAAAGGCGAACTGCTATGAGATATGCCGCAAAGGTGGATGCCAATCAAGAACAGATCGTCAGCGCACTCCGGGCTGCTGGCGCTTATGTATGGGTTATTGGCCTACCTGTTGACCTTTTGGTCGGCTACAACAACCACACATTTTTGGTTGAGATAAAAAATGGCCCTAAAAAGCCTTTAACGCGCCTACAGCAAGACTTTTTCGGAAATTGGACCGGAGGTACGTTGTGCCGCATAAATGACGTTGAAGGGGCTTTACGCATGATTGGGGTGGCTAAGTGAAACCAGATATGAGAACAAATCAACAGAACAAGTTGATGCACTCCATCATTGCTCAAATTGCCGCACAAGCAAGAATTCATGGATCACGTTGGTCTGCTGAAAGTTTTAAGCGATTCTTGATTGACCAATGGGCGCATGAGAATGGCGAAACCGACAGCGTAAGTAAAGTTGTGCCAAGTATTGATGGCTTAAGAGTTGTCCAGCTTGGATTGCAAAGCAGACGATTCACAAAAGAACAAGCAATCAGCTTTACCGAATGGTTGCTCTATTGGGCGGCTACAAACGGTGTAACCATAAAAGATGACTAAACAAGAAAAAGAACACAAAGCCAAAGTTGCCGCTTTGGGTTGTTGCCTTTGCCATCATCTTTATGGGCCACATGACCCGGCTCCAGTTGAGTTGCATCATCTTAGAGCAGGGGGATGGGGCAAAGGGGATTACAAAACTTTGATGGGTTTATGCTATGAACATCACCGTGGCAATAAGGGTATTCACGGATTGGGAACCAAGGGGTTTGTGAAGTACTATGACATCACTCAGCAAGAACTGCTTGAGTGGACACTAAACAAGATAGGAAAAAACAATGAAAGATGAAATTGTTGTCAGCGAAGGCATCTCATCAAAAGCCGCTGAAGTAATCATTACAGAAGCGCGGCCCCAAGGATGGATGGCTTGGTACAGATTTGCGCCGTCTGAATATTTCAATCAGGCATATGGAAATTTTGACAATTCACAAAGAAATTCCTTTCGGTGTCCTTATCCATTATTTCCAACAAGAGAAGATGCAATAGATGCTGGACGAGCAGGTTTGCGTGAACGCAGCGGGGAAATTCGTGTGGTGCAGGTGACGTTATGAACTACGAAGCAATCCGAGCAGCAATGCAGGAAGAACTGGACAATCCGCTTCCTCTGTATATGCCCAACAGCCCCGGCGCATTTGTGCGTGACCGCCTGTTCCGTCAATGCTATTGGGAAGAGGCAACATGGTTCTGGGGCGCTTATTGCCGCAGCAAGTTTGGCGTATTTGAGTTGGATGAATTGCTGCCGCAACTCAATAGCTTGACCAAAAAAGAATCCATGCCTGATTGGGGTACTCATGGCACATAACTGGCCCTTCCCCCCACCATCCGGTCCAATCCCTTGGACACCACAACAAGAAGCCGCATACAAGCGTAAACAACTTCAACAAGCAGAGGAAGCATTGCTATGACACAGGCTAGAAAAGTATTTGAGGCTCTGATGCGTACCAAGGGCTATGACAACTTTGAGACAAAAAGTGGTCGGTACATTGTTCCATCATTGCAAACCCGCTGGATTTACTTTTGGACAGGTTGGGAAATGTGCGAGGTGAACAAATGAAGAACGAAGACGTTTTGTTGTGGATTCTTTTGACGTTTGTATGCTTCATCGTCACGATGATGGCAGTGAGGAGTTGGCTGGTATGACCACTCAACTTGTGCGCTCATCAATGAAACTGATGGATGATGCTGGCGTTGATTTGGTGGACATCAAATGGTTTGACATGACTGGGGCATTCAGCGATTCACAAAAAGCCGACCTTGACCCGGTAATGACGCACCGACCGCCTTTTGACAAATGCTTTGTTACTTGGCAAGGGAAAACACGCCATCACCCAAGTTACGAGGTGTTGATGCTTGTGGCTGGAATAGACCCGGAAGAAGGCATCACGGTTTGTATGTGGAAGGGGCCATCAGGAACAAGGCTTTACCCTATCCCTGCAATGTTTTATTTCATTGAAGATGACAACATCCGATATGGCGCAGTCAACGATGATGAGCCAGTTGAAAAAGAACTTGCCGAACTGATGTTGGCGCAACTTGGAGCATGGTACGGGGCAATGGACAGACGCATTGAAGCATATGTGCCATCTGTGCGTGACACGTTTACCAATCGGCGCAAAATTCAACAAGGCAAGTTGCCGACATACGACTGGACAACAGTGTGGATTGAGCCAGCAAAGCCCCGATCAGACGATAAAGGTGGTACACACGCATCACCACGACTTCATGAGCGCAGAGGCCATTTGAGAAGGCTGAAGACAGGAAAAAACGTATGGGTCAAGGCGCATAAGGTTGGCGATGCAACCAAGGGCTTGATATTCCATGACTACGCAATCAAGGAGACAGTATGAGAAACACCATAGACATGATGCTTGAGGCTTGCGACAAAGACAAAGTGGACGCATGGCAAAACGATTTTTGGACGATAACTCAGGAAGAACTTGAACGCCTTGTTGTCCTTGTTCGTGCTGATGAAGCCGCGAAATACACATGGGACGTTCACTCATGTGGCCCGACCTGCACAAAGGCTGCTTGTGTGGCAATGCGTGAGGCTGTTGAGGCCGAGCGTGAGGCGTGTGCAAAGGTGTGCGTCAAGATTGCTCTTGAATTTAAAAGTATGTACTGCGGCGATGAAATGGAAGCCGCGCTCATATGCGAGAAAACCATCCGAGCAAGGGGGCAAGCATGACACATATCAAAAAAGCAATTGCAATGCACCGCATGGAAGTAATGCGGCAACGTGTAAGAGCCAAGGGCGCGATTCAAGTTGCCCCTATTGAGGCCGAGTTGATTCGCCAAAAGAATTACGAAAACCATGTTCGCACAATAGAAGAAGCCAACTGGATGCAAGTGCAAGCCATGTGTGACATTCGAGACATCGTAAGAGAGTTTGCACAACAAAATTTTGGGAGAAATACATGAACTACATCGAAGCAATGAAGCAGGCGCTGGAGGCTATCGCAAACAGTGGCGACTTTCTATTCAACTGGCACGACTGCGAACCGAACAATGAACGCGAGATGTCTCGTTACCAAGATGTGTTGGCTATGAATGAAAAGGCCTTTAACACCCTCCGCACCGCCATTGAGCAGGCAGAGAAGCAGGAGCCGTTTATGTGGGCTTGTAACTCACTGGACAAAACTGTGTGGGAGACCAGCAAATACAAAGAGTGCGAACACTGCATTCCCCTCTACATTACCCCACCCAACGTGGCTAAGCCACTGGCAGCACCTGTGCAGGAGCCGGTGGCAACTGATGACCTGCCGAAAGGTTTTATTCCGCTTCAACAAGTAAACGGACAACTTGTTTATGCCGCTTGCATGGATTTCAATGCACGGCACTACAAATGGTTGATGCGTAAACATCCAGCCGGACATTGGGTAAGTGAACGAAAACTTGAGGACTGGGAAGTGATGCAGGTTGAAGACCAAGACCACTACGGAATTATTCAAGAGGCAGAAACCACCCCACCCGCAGCACCTGTGCAGGAGCCTAAAAAGTTTGACCCAAACGATTCTTTTGAACGAGATGAAGCGGCGCGAAACATCGTGCGTGAATTTATGAGGAACCACTGATGACCACAAGACCAACAGCCTTGCGACTGGCAGATGAAATCGATCCACTTATTCGTTATTCATTAGACAATCTGACTTGTAGCGCCGCCGCCACCGAATTACGGCGATTGCACAACGAGATTCTTGTCTATCACGATGATCGACTGAAATTGAGTAACGAGGTAGACCAATTAAGAGCCGCTCTTGGTTTAATAGCTTCCCTTGAGCGGAAGCCAGCCGATGAGCCTGTGGCGTACCCGGAAGGCGATGTTGTTGGCCCTTGTATTTGTGGCAGTTGGCCCGGGGGCAAATGCTTGAAATGTCCTCGCATCACCCCACCCGCAGCACCTGTGCAGGAGCCTGTAAGCGATGCTGAAATTGAGGTGTGGGCAGAGCGCCACGACATTCAAGGAACACCGACAGACCTGCGCTGCATGTTTGAGGATGCCGCATCGTTCAACACCCCACCCGCAGCACAGCGGCAATGGGTTGGGCTGACGGAGGATGACATCCGACCACTGTGCAAGCAGACATGGGTGTTTGATACCGTAAAGCAGTGGGCGGAAATCATTGAAGCCAAACTCAAGGAAAAGAACACATGAGAAAGCAATGCCGCAGAAAAATCTGGTCAACCCAGACAAATCCAGTTGCTCATGCCATAGCAGGGGCAGCTATCACAACCCGTGACGTTCTTGATCGGTTGCGATTCCGTGAACTTGCCGCATTAGAAGCTGTGACTAAAGGGCATGGCAACGTCAATGATTGGCAAATACTATGTGACCTGCTTAACGTAGCTGAAATGATGGGAAAACAGGGTGTTGGACCGGAAGTACTGCCCGTATGCAAAGAAGTCCATGATGCCTTGCATAAAGCCGCATTGCGCTATGAAAAGACGCAAAAGATTGGTCTGGATGGCAAAGGAATCCAAGCCATCCGCGAACTCATGGAATATGCTGACCTTCAGCAATCAAGCATTTCACGGTCAGAATTCGAGCGTTATATACAAAAAACCCACGATTACATCCGTAGTGGTGGACATGATGTGTTGGAAATATCCTAAAAAGGTAGAATATGCCAAAAGGAACCGCCATGAAATTCACCATCAAAGAAGCACAGACCGATGTGGTCAGCCAGTTTGCATCCATGCTGGTGCTTGGCGCAGCTACCGCACACATCCAGCACTGGAACACCCTTGGACCCGGCTCGTTTGCTGCCCATGAAGCAATGGGTACGTTCTATTCTGAACTTCCAGAACTGACAGACAGCGTGATCGAAGCCATCGTCCAAGATGAGTCAAAAATAATTTTGAAAAAAGAGGCACTTTTTCTGGGGGAAAATCCTCTGGAATTGGTGCAGCACATTCAGACGCAAGTTAAGACGTTGCGTACACAACCCGGCTTCCCGCAGGACAGCGAAGTCCAGAACCTTGTGGACAGCATCGCAGAACTGTGCCGCCATACCATCTTCAAGCTAAAGCGTCTGAAGTAATGCCACTTGTAAAGAAACAGTCAGGATGGTTCTGGGGTAGCAAAGGACCATTCGACAGCAAAGCAAAAGCCTTGGCAGTAGCTAGGGCTGCTTACGCCAATGGCTACAAAGGCGAAAGCAAATTGGAATTTGGTGTTGACTTTGCGATAGGCAAAGAGCAAACTGTCGTAACACCGCAGGAATTTTTTAAGAAACCTGATTGATTGCTTGTTGGTTTTCCTCCCTGCCAAGAAATTGGCTTTAAGTCCAGCCAGTCTGGACTTTTTTTTGCCTTTCAATTTTTTTTTTAAAAATGCGTAGTGGCCTGACCCATTTTTCTGGCCCGTCCGTTACATAACTTACAGAAAACCTAGGGGTAAACCCTAGTTCGCATGGCGGCGGCACTACAAACGGCGGCGTTCTGTTTGCCGAAAGTACTACAGAACCCGCCCGTTTTCCGCTGATCCTGTAGCGCCGCACTGCTGTCTGCCATCTACCTGCCGCCTGTTTGCCAATGCTTTGCCGCCCACCATATCGCCGCCGCTTTCCCCGCCCTGCCGCCTGTTTTCACCGCTTCAAAGCCGCCTACTGGTCAACCGCTGCCGCCTGTATAGCTGCCGCGCTGCCGTAACCTGTAGCGCATTAAGGCGGGATTTATAAAGCCCACCGCATAAGCTGCCGCCCGTCCCACCGTGGGCGATTTCCCGGTCTATAGACAAGAAAAAAGCCCTAGGGCGTGGCATAGCGTCAACCATGCCGCCCCCTAGGGCGTGTCGCTTTTGACGGGTAAGCGGGAACCGATAGGGCAAAGAAAAAAGCCCTAGGGAATCTACACGGCGAACCGTGCAAACCCCCTAGGGCTTCTCACTTTAGGATCAGTGGGAACCGTTAACGCTTTTTAGCGTATCGTGTAGCGTGGCAGAAATACTGGGCAAGACAATCAAAAATTTCGGTGTACTCTTCCGCGCTTTCTGGCTTTTTACACTGCCGCATATAAGCGCGGGAGGCGGTCATATGACCATCTGTGGGCGTGTAGGCTTGAATTGTCTTATCGTGTAAGACATCATCCAAGAAAAAAATTATAGGGTAAAAACCCCCGGCGCTTTTTTCTAATCGAGCCTCGATTTTCATGCTTTCACCTTCCTGAAAAAAGCGCGGGCGGGCGTAAGCAAGTCAAAACATTCCCACAAAAAACGGCCTCGATTATCGTCACGCGCTATAACGTGCCACGCAGCCCCGTCCCGGAATAGTTGCACTTCAACTGCCCCTGTTTGCCGTGTCTCAATGTATCCGCACGCAAAAGCGTAAGTGGTAAGTGTCCCGCTTTTGTTCTTAAATTTGTCTTTCATGCTTTTCTCCATGCTTTGCACGCGCGGCTTGATAAATAGTATTGAGCGTAAGGGTCTGACAATCGGTACTCTTTGACCATTGCAACGGCCTCTTTGCGCGTGCTGAATTCGTCAACGGTTTCTAGGCCGTTCGAGTCTTTGCGCTGAATGTAGATCATGAATTCCCCTTAAATTGCATTGATAACGCGAAAACCAAGCATTTCAAGGCGGCCTAAACCGCTTTCATTGTGAAGGCTTTGCCATGCACTGGATTCGCCGCCTTCAGCAAGACAGACCGCCCCCCAATTAGCAAAGCGGCATCCAATTTTTTCGGCCTTTTTCTCAAATGCGGCATGATCCTCGCGGGACATTGGCAAGCCGGAATTTGCGCGGCGTTTGTATGCTTTCAAAAGGGCGGCGCGTTTCTTTTCCCCGGCGGCTTCAACATAGCCGCAATGATCCGCCATGCGGTAGCCCTCAATTTCAGCCCCGGCAAGGGCGGCGGCGGCTTTGTCATAACCATAGCCCCCGGCCTTTTTCTGGTGAGTAAGAGAAAGCCAAGATTCTCCGACTTTGCGTGACCATACGTCACATTGCACCCCGCCGCCTGAGCCATAGCGCCATTGAACCGTGGCAACGTGTTCGCCTTTTTTGTTAAGCACAATTTTTGCGATGCAGTCTGAGAAATCGCGTATTTGTTTCATGGTTAGCCCCTTAGATTGAAAGAATAAAAGCCATTGCCAAGACAAAGGCCAAGAAAAGGAAAGCCCCGCCAAGGATTGACCAAAGGCCGGGGGCTTGCTCGCGTTCAATGTCTGCGATTGTTTGTGTGTGATGGTGCATGGTGTATCTCTTATTGGTTTGCGGTGTTGATTGCATGGGCGGGAAACGGTGACGGGATCAACACCCCGTAACCATCGTCCGCATAAGTGACCATTACGGTGCGCGTAATGTAAACAGAGGGGCATTGAAAGCACCAAAAGCCCAAAAGTGTTTGCATGGTTTTCCTTTCTTTATCCCGGCGGGTTTGCCGTGCCCTCTATTGTGTCGAATGTTCTGTGGATAAGTTGTGGATTAAAAAAAAAGTGATTAGGATAAACCCTTAAATTGCAGTTGAAAAACTGTGCATAACTTTGGGTTTTTTGTGGATAGTTTCATTTATGCTGTGAGTAACTTTGAAACCCCTTTCCCCTGGTAGCTCAAAAAATGCCCACAATCCCCCGCGCACAGTGTGACGAATACCAATGCAAAGCCCCTAGCGTGAAGGGGTCTCGCTACTGTGAAGCACACACGCAAAGCAAAGCGCCCACGATAGACCGTAAAGCGTTCAATGCTAGATATAAAACTGCCGCATGGGAAAGCATAAGACAGCGGCAGTTATCCATTCAGCCTCTTTGTCAATCATGCTTATTGCGGGGACAAGTCACAGCGGCTAACCATGTAGACCATGTATTCCCGTGGCAAACAATTGGCGTTCACGCCTTCACCCGCAATTTGTTTCAGAGTCTGGATGCTGAATGCCATGGGATCAAGTCAGCGCTAGAAAAACGCGGGGTATTCATCCATTACACCGACAAAGCGAACGAATACACCGCGCAAGACTATGCGTTTCTCATGTTGGCCCGGTAAAAACGGCGCATCTTGTCAGTCTGTAGCCCTTTTGTTTCTCATTTCTATTCGATTCGCACCTAAAAATGATGGAATCGAGCGCCAATAGGCTCGATTCGTGACTCCATCCATGCAAAACCCACGGAAAAGAAACTTAAAGTACACAATTTGGGCTAGGAGCAGGCGCGGGGTCAATTACGGGATAACCGTAATTCAGCAGGGGGTGTACGAACCGGTTCGGTTGTGTTACGCTTGCCAAAAACAAGACAAGGAAGGATATGAATGAGTTGGCTCTTTTCGCAGGTGCTGGTGGAGGAATACTTGGGGGAAAACTCCTTGGATGGCGAACAGTCTGCGCTGTTGAATGGGAACCCTATCCCGCAAGCGTATTGTGCGCCCGACAAAATGACGGACTTCTCCCGCCTTTCCCAATCTGGGATGACGTACAAACCTTTGACGGAAAACCGTGGCGAGGAATTGTTGATGTCGTATCGGGAGGCTTTCCATGCCAAGATATTTCAGCGTCAGGAAAAGGCGCAGGAATTGATGGAGAACGTTCCGGAATGTGGCGAGAAATGGCACGGGTCATTCACGAAGTGGGACCCAGATTCGTCTTTGTGGAGAACTCACCAATGCTCACTTCTAGGGGACTTGGAACCGTTCTCGGAGACTTGGCCGCAATGGGGTTTGATGCGAAATGGGGAGTGCTGGGAGCAGCGGACGTTGGAGCAAACCATCAGAGGGACAGAATCTGGATTGTTGCAAAAGTTCCCAACGCCAGATGCGAGTTGCGGTCAACGTGGAACACAACCGAATTGGACTCCCAAAAGAAAGTCGGGACATCCGGCTCAGTACACCATCAATCAAGCAGTTCGGGATATGGAGCAAAACAATGGTGGGAAGCTGAACCCGGTGTGGGTCGAATGGTTGATGGGGTGGCCGCTGGGGTGGACAGACTTAGAGCCATTGGTAATGGACAAGTCCCACTTTGTGCTGCAACAGCATGGAAATTATTAAGTTAAACTTTATAAGACAGAAAACCTATGGCAAAAAAACCTCGTCACATTCTTGGCTACTTGAACGACCCCAACTCATGGAGCAGGGAAGCGTTCGAGACTGCTATTCGCGCAGAAGTTGAAAGCTCGACTGGCGCACTCACGGCATCCGATGAACTGCTGATTGGCACATTGGTGATTACTGTGGACAGCTTGCTGACTGCCGAAATCAACATCCGTGAGCAAGGGCATACATTCCATTACAACTCTGGTGAAGCCACAGGACCGTGGTACAAGATTCGGACTGAGATGGCTGACAAGGCTGTGAAGATTCTTGCGGAGCTTGGGCTGGTTGCCCGTGGTCGTCCAAAGTTAAAAGCCAAAGTAAGTGATGTAGATGAGTTATTCGCCACAGCTTGAATCAGCGTTTCAATACGCCATTAGTGTAGTTCGTGGGGATATAGCAGCGTGTGAGGATGTCAAACTGGCTTGCCAGCGATTCCTTGACATGGCTGAACGCAAGGATGCGCCCTACGAATTTGTGGCTGACAAAGCCGAACACATTTTGAAGTTTGTCAGGTTCTGCCGACATGTCAAAGGTCCAGATGCTGGCAAAGCAATTGAGCTTGAGCCGTTCCAGATTATGTTTCTGGCTGGCATATATGGCTTTCGCGCTAAGAACGATGTGAACACTCGGTGGACAACCGATGTCATTTTGTTTGTTCCACGCAAATCAGGGAAAACCACTATAGCGTCCATTATTGCGCTTTATGAGTTGCAATTTGGCGATGCTGGCGCGGAGGTGTTTACTCTGGCTACCAACCGTGACCAAGCGTCTATTTGCTTTGATTCGTCTAAAGCTATTGTCGAAGGCATGAAGGCAGAACTGGCGGCTAAGTTTATTGTTTACCGCAGTGAGCTAAAGAAGGCTGGCGACTCGACTTCTACTTACCGCGCCCTGTCCCGTGAGAACAGAAAAACCGGTGATGGTAAAAACCCTAGTGTCGCGATGATTGACGAAGCTGCCCAGATTGTGGAGCGGTCCAGTATTGAAGTGTTGCACTCTGGTATGGGCGCTCGTAAGAATCCATTGCGGATGTATTTGACCACTGCCAGCTTTACCAAAGAGACAAAGTTCTACGAGGATTTGAACCATTTCCGGTCGGTTTTGCGTGGTGCTGCTGCTGACAATTTCAGGTGGTTTGGACTGCTGTACAGCATCGACCCCGGTGACGAATGGAGCAATCCTGAAGTTTGGGGCAAAGCCAATCCTATGCTAGGTGTGTCAGTTACCAAAGAACACATCAAGCACATGGCTGAAGAGGCATCTGCCAAGCCAGCCAGCCTGAATGAGTTCCTGTGCAAACAATTGAACATCTATGTGTCTGCCAATGCCGCATGGGTTGACAGGCGCTTCTGGGATGAGTCTGTTGCTGAAAAACCACAGGATAAACCTGAGTCAACATTTATCGGTTTTGACTTGGCGCACACGCGAGATTTAAACGCTGTCGTTACTTTGCACCGATATGGCGAAGAAGATTTCTATTCGCAGTTCCAATTCTTCTTGCCAGAGGAGTCATTGGATTTTGTGCCGAACCATTACAAGTCTATCTACCAACAGGCTCACAAAAGTGGCATTTTGAGGCTCACACCGGGTAACGTGACTGACTTGAATGAGATTGAATCGTTCATCAAGCAACAGTGTGAGAAATATGAAGTCAAAGAAATTGGATACGATCCCTATAACGCTGCGGCTCTTGTCGCCAATCTTTATGCTGACGGTTTACCTGTTAAAAAGGTCGGTCAGGGTATGGCGGTTCTATCAAACCCGTCTAAAACAACCGAGCAATTGATTCTGAAGAAAGCCATTAAGCATGATGGCAATCCTTTTGTTGGTTGGCAGCTAGGAAATTGCGAGGTTTACATTGATGTCAACGGAAACGTGAAGGTCAGAAAGAACGAAGCAGACCCATCTGCCAAAGTTGACGGTATTATTGCCATGATTATGGCGATGCACTGCCATTTGGATAACGTATTTGTGAGCGATTCATTTGGATTCCGTTCATTTGAATGGTAATATGTCGTCAAATAGGAGCTAATCATGGGACTTTTGGACATTTTCAAGGGTAAAAAACAGGTTGATGAATCGAACTCAATGTTCGGTCAGACGGCTCTTGGTAACAACATTGTTTATCAAGGCGACAACAAAAACCCGACAGTTAATACCCAAATCCTGTATGTAACCACAGCAAGCACGACCAATGCTGGTCGGCCTGTGGATATGTCGATGCTGGCTCGAAACAGCACGATCATGTCCTGTGTGGCGATTAAAGCTCGGGCTTTGGCGCAGTTGCCTATCCGTGTCATGTACGAGACAGAGGAAGGCGATTACGTTGATGCTGTCAAAAGCAAGATTGTTGGTGATCGTGACAAGACGAAAGCCAAGCAAGTTGCCAAGCTCCTGAACAAGCCAAACAATTTCCAGTCTCGCTATGAGTTCTGGTATCAATGGCTGATGTGGTACGAACTGTCTGGCGAAGCCTTTACTCTGTGGTGGAGGAAAGACCAAGAGAGTTCGACTCAGACTCCTTTGGAGATGTACATTCTTGACTCAACTTTGATTGCAGTCACGATTACACCTACCCGCTATCCGAGCTATCGTCTTTCGACTCCTTCCTATGGTTTCAGCAAAGACCAGCCTCTGAAAGCGCATCAGGTCATGCACTGCAAAGAGATGGCATGGCAAGGTTCGGCTGGCTTCAACAAAGGCGTGTTGATGGCTGAACTGTGTGGCTTGGATCAGGACATCGACCTGTATGCCAACTACGTCATGCAAAATGGTGCAAAACCTTCTGGCATGTTTGTGACAGATACGGTCATTCCTGATGGCAAGTACAAGGAGATTGCTGCTCGTCTGAAAGAGGCTTGGAGCAACATGGTTGGTTCTCGCCAATCTGATCCATCCAAGCCCGGTCAAGGCATGTTGCTGGACCAAGGCATGAAGTACCAGAAGTTGGAGATGCTGACGCTCCAAGATGCTGATGCTGCTGCCCTGAAACTCCAGACAATGCGCCGAATCTGCGGTCTGTTTGGCGTACCACCTTCCATGATTGGCATCCATGACGGCAAATTCAATAACAGCCAGACTGCAATGGACGAGTTTTATAAATCGGCTATGTATCCGGTCATTGTGAACGCGCAAGAGAAACTTGCCGATCACTTGTTCCCCGGCTATCCATCTCTGAGCATCGAATTTGACACCAAGGACTTCCTGAAAGGTGCGCCTTTGGATCAGATGAACTTTGTCACCGCTGGCGTGACTAATGGCATCATGACACCGAACGAAGCCCGTGAATACATGGGCATGGCGAACAAAGAAGGTGCTGATGAACTGGTCAAAGATGCCAAAGCAGCCGAACCAACTCCCGGCAGCAGTAAGCAGGATACAGGCGGTGGTGGTGGAAATCAGACCAAGAAAATGAATATCGGGAAGACTTGATAAAAAATGCGTACTGATTCAAAATATCTGGTAGCATTGGCAAAACAGGTCATTAGACCTAAGACACCGTTGCCTGTATTACAAGGGCAACCCCCTAAAATACAAGACAACAACCAGTCAATTGGTTTAGGGGCAATCAATGAAGCAAATCAATCTCATCTGCGAAGCAAAACTGAACCTGTCCGAAAAGGCCGCAAGCGGCGAACCGACAGGAAAGATTGAAGCTCGTATCACTACTTGGGGCGCACGCGAAGGCGCTGATGGTCGTAAGTTCTTCTACAAGCCAGAAGGATTTATGGAATGGGCAAAGGAATTTGCCGCATCGGGCCGTCCTCTCCCAATGTACGTTAATCACAACTCGGACCAGATTCCTGTTGGTGAATGGACCTCTCTTGAAATGGACGATGATGGCATGAATGCCAGTGGTCGTTTGTTCCTGAACACCACAAGTGGTTCGGACCTTTATCAAGTCATGAGCGAATCGCCAAACATGTTTGGTGGCGTTTCTGTTGGTGCTTATGCTGACGAATATCAGTGGGTCAAAGAAGATGGCACACCGATGACTGTTGGCTCGGACAATGTTTACGAAGATGGTTACTTCCAAATCACCAAAGGTGGTCTGCGCGAGACCAGCGTTGTGATGCATCCAAACAACCCCAAAGCAGAAGTGAAGAAGCTGGAGTATTTCCGTCCAGATGGCTCTGCTGATTTGAAGGTATTGGAAGAAGCCCTGCGGGATGCAGGTCTGTCCAAACAGATGTCGGTTGCCGCCGCATCTGTATTCAAGCAGGTGATCGAACAGCGTGATGCCGTTGGTGAATCTGCTGAAACTGCGCCTATTCAGAGTGATTCTGATGTGGAGGCAACCGCCGAAATTCTCGCGGCTCTTGAGCAGCGTGAACTTCTTAAACTCCTAGACAAACGCTTGAAAGGCTAATCATGTCTAAAGAAATCATCGAAAAACTGGATGCTATCGAGGCTTCGCAAGCCGAGAAAATCCAAGCAGTTGAAGCTGCTATCCCCGCTGCTGTTGAAGCTGTCAAAGCTGAATTCAGCGAAATGGTGTCTGCTCTGGAAGCCAAAGTTGCTTCTGTGCAAGCTCCTGCTATCCACAAAGAGAAGGCCAAGAGCGTTCGTCAAGACGTTAACCGTCTGGTGCGCGAACAACTCAAAGAGATGGCTTCTGGCAAGTCCAATGTGGACAAAGAACTGAAGATTTTCTCTGACGAGTCGCAACTGGCTGCGTACATGACTGAAGCCTCTGCTCTGACCGCTGGCGGTGATGGCAAAGGTGGTCGTACTGCTTACGATCCCGTGTTCCGCGCTCTGCGTCTGGAAAACCCTCTGCGCGGCGTGTCTCGCACCGTTGCTACCGATGGTTCCAGCTATCAGTTCCGTGTGAAGACTGGCAACGCTGGCGCTCAGTGGGGCTATGCAATCCAGAACAACGGTTCGGCTACTACTGAAAACACCAGTATCTGGCAAATCGTTCTGAAGGACATCAACGTGCAGTTCCCGATCCGTACTGCGGCTCTGGACGACATCGACGGCTTGGAAGCCAACGTGGTTGATGACATGCTGGCTGAATTCGCGCAAGCTGAAGCTCAGTCCATGATCTCCAACAACGACCAGTCTGGTGACGGTACTACCGTAGCTACTGGTGGTGCTGATGGTCTGCGTGGTCTGGATCAGTACGGCGGTGCTAACGCTACCTACACTGGTGGTACGCACTCGACTGCTGCTTTCGGTACTTCCGGTACTGGCTCCAACACTGGTCTGCATAGCCTGAACACCTATGACCAGTTGACCACTAACGCCAACACCGTGGGCGCTGGTAACGTGACCTACAAGGACATCGTTAACTTCATCTACGCTCTGCCACAGCAGTATTGGACCCCCAATGCCAAGATCATGATGAACAACGTGTTCTTGTCGCAAGTGCGTGGTCTGGTTGATGACAACGGCGCTCCTATCTTCAACCGTAACGAAGGTTTGTCGGTTGACGGTATCGTCGGTCAACTGTTGGGCTTCGATGTGGTTGTTAACAGCTACGTTGACGCTCCTGCACAAGCCACTACTGGCTCTGCTGGCACTACCAGCCTGTACCCTGCGTACTTCGCTGACTGGTCGCGTTTCCACACGATCATCGACCGTCTGAACATGCTGGTTCGTCGCTATGACCAGACATTGCCCGGCTACATCACCTTCTACGGTGAAAAGCGTCTGGCAACTTCTGTGCGCGATCCGTTCGCTGGCGTTCGCTATCGTTCGACAGGTACAGCAACCTGATGAAAGTGGGGGCTACGGCCCCCGCTTTTTAATTCGCTTTTTTAGGAAATGCCATGACTACTATCACCGAGAAAATCCTTAGCGGAATCAAACAAGCCTATACAGAAGGCAGCACAGTCTCCATCGACCTCAAGGAAGCGTCCTCGTTGACTGGTTCCGGTTCGGGTATTGGTGGTCGTGTTATCTTTGATGACGCATTCGCAACGCTGCGATATGCAAACCCTTTCCGTCAAGCTGCCCGCGTGGTGACAACTGACGGTTCTGATGAACAGTTCGTTGCCAAGACTGGTAACGCTGCTTATCAAACGAATCCTTGGGGCTATCCAGTTCAGAATAACACTGGTACTCCCGGCACAAACACCTCGATCTGGCAATTGCCCGTTCGTGCTGTGACTGCACAGCTTCCCGTCCGTACAGCAGTTCTGTCGGATGTGAACAACTTGCAAAACACTTTGGTTGAAGACCTGATGTTGGAATTCTCGCAAATCGAAGGTGCTTCGATGGCGATCAACAACGACCAAGCTGGCTCTACAACCACTTCCACTGGCGCAACATCTGGCCTTCGCGGTCTGGACATGTATACGTCTGGTTCAGAGGCTGCTTATGGCACTTCTGGCACTGCAATCACTGCTGGTATTCACACACTGGCTACAGTTGCACAAACCAGCGGTGGCGTGACCTATGACAACATTGTTGACATCGTGAACGCTTTCCCAAGCCAATACTGGCCTCTTCCCGGCAACGCATGGCACATTCGTCCTTCCATGATTGACTCTCTGCGTAAGCTGAAAGACGGTCAAGGTTTGCCGCTGTTCGTGGAAACTGGTGATGACGATGGTGGTGCTGTAGCTTATATGTTCGGTTTCAAAGTTGTGCCGAACCCATATTTGTCTACCAGCTTCCCAATTTATTTGGCAAACTGGCCTCGTTTCATGACAATCGGCGACAATGAGGAAATGTCGATTCAATTGTTTGAACAGACCACTCCCGGCTTCATGACCATCTATGCTGAAAAGCGTGTTGTGTCTACTGTCCGTGATCCGTTTGCTGGCGCTCGTATGAGTGCTTAAGAGGTGAAGTATGGCTGCTGATAACGCTCTTTCCGGTCTGCCGTTTGGCGCACAAACGCGCAATCCGTTCAACTACACAAAGGTTGAGCAGATTGACCGCGATGTGGTTACGCCTTGGCTGACGCTGGATGAGATTACACAGCATATCAACCTGTTTGAAGACGAAAGCCAAGATACATACCTCAAGAGCCTTGAACTGGCTACGCGCCAAGCAATTGAGGATTATCTTGGCCTGTCGATTTTCCCTGTGACGTACCGAGTTTGGTACGGACCAGAAAGCCTTGTGGCTTCTCCAACTTGCCTTGACCTTCCTGAAGTCAGCCAGAATCAGTATCCTGATTTGTCTGGTGTGGAAATCAATCGTGTGGCATTCTGGAGCGATGCAACGCCTCCTGTCCTGACTGTCATCAGCGACACTGAGTATTACTACGATGCAAGCGGCAACAAGGTCATCGTGTCGAGTCTGCCGACCAACATCAACAGCAGCATGACTGCGCCAATCATTGTTGAGTACACCACTGCTCCGAACCCGTTGCAGACGTACCCTGTGATTAAGCAAGCTGGTCTGCTGTTGTTCACGCACTTGTACAACAATCGTGCAAATGCTACTGAAACCAAACTGAAGGACATTCCGTTTGGTGTGACAACGCTGCTCCGTTCATACAAGCCATTGGTGATGTAATGACAATCGCTCGTTTTGAGAACATCACGATCAACAATCTGGCTTTTGGAAAGTCGGATTTCGGTGAGCAATCGACCACGCAAACGGTGTGGTTTGGTACTCGCGCAAGGGTTGCTGATGTCGCAAACAGTGTGAAGATTGCGGACAGGTATCGTCTGTATCAGGATTTGGTCAATTTCACGTTGAACTACACTCCGAACATGAAGACGATTGTTGATAACCAGCAGTCGTATTCAATCACTTGGCGCGGTAACGATTGGCGCATCACGGATGTTCGTGAATCGAATGACCGTATGCGCGTGACGTTGATGTGCTATCGTTCTGATCCAGTTACGGCGGTCTAAATGGTCCAGCAACTCAATGTCGTTGATTACGGTAAAGCGATTCAGTACCAACTGACGCAAATCGTCAATCCTGTGCCCGTGTATGCGGCGTTCAACAGGAACTTTGCCAATCAGCCCAAGTTCATTACTTGGATGCTGCGTGATGTCCATCAGCCTGTGTATACGGGCCAGACAAAGGGCAACAAGGGCATTGACAGGCCGACATTTCAGATTTCCATTTTCACTCAGCAGATTGAAGATGGATTCACAATTTCCAATCAAATTCTCCAGCAGTTGCATGGATATAGCGGTCAGTTTGGTTCGCCTTCTGACGGTTTCTTCATCGCAAAAGCTGATGTTTTGTGGCTATATAACAGCTACAATAACGAAGAGAAGATGGCGCAAATCTATTTGGATTGCACCATTGACATCCCAGCTTAAAACAAGATAATTGTTCAACTCTTTAAAGGAAGCTCAAAATGGCTCTGATTAACAAAGTCTTGCCCGGTTACGTTGCTACGCTGTGGTGTCAAACCGGCTCTAACCCTACTGCTCTGACAGATACCCAACTGGGTACTTGGACAGGTCAAGTTGCTGACATTATCGGTACGTCTGCTGGCGGCACTGGCACTGATGGCGAACAGATTCCTGTGGAAGCAGTCCCCGCCTTCGGTTCTGATGACGCTTTTGCAGCTTACTCGGTTGCTGGTGCTCGTACTGGTGCAAAGATCACTACCCAAAACCAAGTGACTTCTTTGACCATCACTGCCGCATGGAACCCTGCTGATCCTGCTCAGTTGCTGATGCGTGCTGACGGCACAAGCGGTACGATCATCCGTACCTATGTTGTTGCTGTGTATGACGGCACTGACACTGTGGCATACGCCTTCAATGGTCGCGTTGGTGGCCTGAAGTGGGACATGTCTCCTACTGCTGAAGGTAAATTTGAATTCACCATCCATCCGGTTGGTGGCAACAGCTACGGTTGGTCGAACAACGCTTAAAAAGCGCAAAGCCCCAGTGTTGGCGCACTGAGGCTTTACTTCCCATGACGTTAATGGAGAACGAAATGAGCGAAACAATTGTATTGAAAAAACAATGTGGTACATGCAAAGAGACAAAAGAAATTTTGTGTTTTTCTGCAAATCCACAAGGCAAATATGGTTTGTCTAGCAGATGCAAATCTTGTGACAAGTTGTATTATCAGAAAAATGCAGAAAAAATAAAACAAAACGCCAAACAATGGAAAGCAAACAATTTGCAAAAAGTTCTTGAGCAAAAGAAGAATCATTATTCTAAAAATAGTGATGTCTACAAATCAAGAGCAAGAAGCTGGGAATCTTTGAATAAAGAAAAACATGCCGAGTTGTCGTACTTTTATTGCGCCAAAAGAAGATCGCACAAAAAAACATGCACTCCATCTTGGGCGAATCTTGAGGCAATTAAAGAAATTTATGCAAAGGCGTCAAGAATGAGAAAGAATGGATTTGATGTTGAAGTTGACCACATCATTCCTTTGATAAATAATAAGGTTTGTGGGCTTCATGTTCCAGAAAATCTTATGATTATCACAAAACAAGAAAACAGAAAAAAACACAATCAATTTTTAATAGAATAAATATGACAAAAGACGACAAAAAATCAAGTTTAGACCTCTTACATTTTTTGCTTCTTCAATCAAGTGAAAGAAAAGATTGGTTTAGCTTTTCAACTCAAAGAATTACGGCGGTTGCGCTATCTCATGAAATTGCAGCCAAACATGCAGATAAACTGACTCCAACAGAGGCGGTGGACTATGCTGTCGAACTGAATCAAGAGATTTACAACAAGATTATCAACAACAGGAAATGACATGACAAGGCTCGGAGCAGCATTTAAGAATTCACAAGACCTGCGGATCAAGACGTTTGAGATTGCAGGTCAAACCTTTCGCGTCCGTATTCCTTTGACCAAGGAAATGGAAGCGATTGAAGAGCGTGTCAAAGAAGTCGATCAGGCAAAGTTTGATGAACGCTATGAAAAATTGGTCGCTGGGTTCGATAAGAATATCGAGACAGCAGGCGTGGTCTTCACTGATGATGATGTCATCGTTGATGGTCGCTCCACAAAAGATGTGGTTCGTATTGGCCTTCAATTTGAAGCCCGTGTGGTCGAATTCATCCGGTTGCTGGTCCCACAAGAGGGGACCTTGGATGATCTGACATACGAAGAGATTGAAGCCGAGTGGCCTTTGTCCGTCCAGATTGAAATCGTGGGCAAGATTGGCGATGCCATCCAGCCCGGATACAAGGACGAGCGAAAAAACTAATACAGGACATTCGTCGCCAAGCTAGGGCTTATGTCTATGCTCACGGCGGGTGTCCTGACGAGATTCCAGTGGATGACATGCGATCCATTGAAATCATGTTGTCTGATGGTATGCTTGGACCCAAGGCGGTGCTTCTGGCCTTGAGTTGTTTGACCACAGGCAACCTGAACGCGAAAATACAGAAAACAGCTACGCCCTTCAAGATGCAGGACGTATTGCCGTCAACACACGATTACATTGTTCCACCTCTTTCCGAGGAACAGAAGCGAGAACAGGCCAACACCAACTTGTTGTCCTTCATTGCCATGAAACCGGGGTCGGAGGCTTACATAAAGGCGTGACATGGCAACTGAGATTTTTCGGATAGAAGGTTTGGAAGAGCTTGAGTCCAAACTTTCCGATCTGATGGCTCTTGGAAGAGCAGATACAGTTGCCCGTCAAACCTTGGTTAAAGCCGCCAAGGATGCGATGGAGCCTGTCTACAACGAGGTTCTGACCACGGTTCCTGTCGGCACAAAAGCCCGTGACGAGAAGAATCCGATCCACATGCGGGATACGGTCAAAGTCACGGCACGAATTCCTAACGAAACAGATAGAAAGTCCCTGATGGTCAATCAGACCGATGTGGCTATTGCTGTCGTTTCAGTCAAAAAATCAGCAGTCTCTTTGGCCCAAGAATTCGGGACAAAGAAGATTCCTGCTCAGTCTTTTTTGCGTCCAGCCATATCCAAACACAGGGATAATGTGGTCAGCATTTTCAAAGAAAACTTGGTTGAATACATCAACACAGTGGCGGCTAAACAAGCCCGGAGGAAGAAATAATGGCTTCTCAATACCTAGCCAGACTTGGCATTGTTCTTGGCGTTGACAGCGGTGAGCTTGTTACGGGGATTGACGCTGCCAAAAAACAATTCAAAGAATTTTCCAATCAAGTTGAGAAAGATACCAAGGCTGCTTTGCGTGAGGTTTCTGCGCTCAAAGATGCTACTGAAGACTATGGCAAGACTCTAACAAAAGTCGAGCAGATTGAGCGTGAAATCAGCAAGGGCCGCTTTATGTATGCGGCTCAGAACACAAAAGACATGTTGCTTGCTGAAGCAAAAGCCTATGACGCAAAAGCGGCATCCATGAAGAAGATGAGTGGTGCAATGTCTGAGCAGCAAAAGTTGCAAGTGACATATCAGCTTACCGACTTCTTTACACAGATTGCCAGCGGTCAGAACGCGATGATTGCCTTCATTCAGCAAGGTGGTCAGTTGAAAGATTCGATGGGCGGTGTTGGCAATGCTTTCCGCGCTGTGCTTTCTTTGTTCTCTCCATTTAAGTTGGCTCTTGGAGGCATCATTGGTAGCTTTGCTGCGCTTGCTTATGCGGCATACAAGGCTGATGAAGAGATTGATAACTTCAACAAAACCATTGCGCTGACTGGCAACTATTCTGGTGTAACTCTTGAGAAGTGGCGCAGCCTTTCCAAAGAAATGGCTCAGGCCAGTGGAACATCAATCAGCACTGCAAAAGATGCTTTGATGGGCTTAATGGAGTCTGGGAAGTTCACGGAAGAGTCCATTGGTGCGGCTGAACGTGCTGTGCTTACATATGCTCGGGTTGCAGGAATCTCTGGTGCTGATGCAGCAAAAGCATTGTCTGGTGCTCTTAGTGGCTCAGCTTCTGAGGCAAAGTCACTCAATGACAAGATGAATTTCTTGACTCTTGAGCAGTACAAGAACATTGAATCGCTTGAGAAACTTGGAAAGACTCAAGAGGCCGCAAAAGAGATTTCTATTGCCTTGACAACCAAACTTGAGCAGCAAGCCCGTGGCGTTGGGATGCTTCAAGAAAAATGGCGTTTCCTGCAAAAGACTTTTAGCGATTGGTGGGACTCTACCAAAGAAGCTCTTTCTGGCCCGACCATTGAGCAAAATATCGCTGCATTGACAAAGCAGATTGATACTTTGAATGAAAGCATGATGCAACATACGTTGTTCAATGCTTTGTTCAAGGAAGGCAACTTCAAAAACCTTCAAGCACTCAAAGATCAAAAAGAGGCTTTGCTTGAGATTGTTCGTTTGCGTAGTCGTTCGGATGCAGCAAAAGATGTTGGCACATCCAAGGAGGAAATCAATCTTTGGGATAAAGCTGGCGGTCTTGCTGGCTATAAGAAGATTGCGGAAGAAGTTGAGAAGGCAAAGACAGACGCAAGGTTCAAGGCGCGTATGGCTAATGCATCTGAAGAGATGCAGATTGAACTGGAGCTTGCTCGAAAAATTGAGCAAGCCAAAAACGAAGAGCGTAAAAAGAACGAAGAGACTTTTAATCAGTACGCTGGTGAAACAGAAAAATTGCGTCAGAGCAAAATTTCTGAAGCTGTTGCTGAAGCTGAAAAGAAACGTGTTGAACTCCGTAAGAAAAGATTTATTCAAGAGCTTGATGCTGAGATTGCTGCATTGCGTCATCAAGAAGAATTTGAGAATCAATTGAATCAAAAGAAAATTGATGCCAAATTAAAGGTATTTCGTGAGACTGAAACATCAAAAGATGAGGTCAAGTATCAGTCTGATTTGTTGCATCTCCAGATGGAAATGATTGGTGCAACTGAAAAGGAAAAGAGCATTGCCGAAGAGAAGCTGAAGATTGAAAAAGAGATTGCTCAATGGAAGCGAAGCGAAGAGTATGGTCTTCTCTCCAAAGAAGATCAGGATTACTACGAGAAGCAAAAGCGTGGAGTTTCTGAAGCTCGTATTGAAAACCTGAAGTTCATGGAATCGCTTAAGTACATGCAAGGCATGTATGACGCTGTATGGAGCAACATGTCTTCTGCCATCGAAAACTTTGTCCGCACTGGCAAGTTCAGCATCAAGGATTTCACTCGTAGTGTCATTCAAGACATGCTCATCATGAACATGAAGCTGCAAGCCATGACGTTGTTGCGTGGGCTGCTTGGTAGCTTTTTTGCTGGAGCATCTGCAAATCCAAGTCAATATGCTTTGAATTTCAGTGGCGTTAAATTGGGTCCGGGACATGCTGCTGGTGGGCCGGTTGATGCTGGGACGGCATATCCTGTTGGCGAAAAAGGACCCGAGCTTTTTATTCCACGATCTGCCGGGACAATCATTCCAAACAACCAACTTGCTGGTATGGGCGGCTCTACAACTGTGAACAATACATATATCAATGCGATTGATACCAAGTCGTTTGAGCAGCGTTTGCTGGAAAGCTCAAACACCATTTGGGCTGCAAACACATATGCAAACAAGTCATTGGCCTCTAACGGGAGAAGGGCATGAGTTTCCAAACAATCTTTGAGATTCAGCAGGCGATGACTGTGAACAACCGTCGAATGGTTGGTCAACAAGTCACTCGCTCTGGATACATCACTGTGGCTCAATATCTGACTGCTGTGCCTTGGGTTTTCACCGTGACTCCGCACAACTATCTGTACTATCCACAAGCCAGAGAAATTATCCAGACAATTGACAACAAAGATCGTCAGTTGCCTGAAACCATCACATTCGATAGCAACAATCTGTCTTGGTTCTTGGAGATGCAGGGTACGGCTACGGCTGCAACCTTGAATGGTACTCCAGCAGCCAATACACAGACTTTGAATCTGACTTCAAATGGCACATTCAAGGCTGGTGATTTCATCATGATTGGTGGCTACACCTACAAAATCACGGCTGATTCGGCTGGCTCTGTGGTGACAATTCACCGTCCTCTGATTGGAACGCCAAGTTCTGGGACGACTGTCTACATGGGCACAGAATGCACGTTCACGGTTGTCGCAGAGCGTTGCCCAACGTATACTCTTACTCCAATGACGGATGGCGCATTCGTCAATTGGGATGATGCATTTGTCTTTCGGGAGTACATCACATGACAGCAATGTCGGCCCTTAATGGGCCACAAATTAGACAGGCAGAATTTGTTCGTCTTACAGTCGGTAAGGCTGAGACTGTATATACATTCTGCAATGCCGCAGCGCCAATCACGGTTGATGGCATCTCATTCACTAACCTTGGCATTCTTTTGTCTGTTGGTGATGTCCAGCGTGACATGAGAGCAACCAGTGATGATATGACCATTTCCCTCACTGGCATCAACCCAGAAGCTGTGTCGATCATTTTGAGTAGCGACATCAAAGGATCATTGGTTGAAATCTGGCGTGGCTTCTTTGATGACAACAACCAAATCATCACAAGCCCGACAACTCAATTCTTCAAGCGTTATCAAGGCATCATCAACAGTGTTTCGATTTCGGAAGATTTCAACACTCAAGCTCGGACAAGGGTTGCAACTTGTTCAATTGCTTGCTCTTCAATGCGAAGAGTCCTTGAGAATCGTTTGTCAGGCGTAAAAACCAATCAAAGTAGCTGGCAATTTTTCTATCCCGGCGACATAAGCATGAATAGAGTGTCTACGATTGCCAATACCTACTTTGACTTTGGTAAGCCACCACAAACTGACACACAGGCAACTGACACGACGACTTCTTATGATGGGTCAATGGCTGCAACTGGCGAAAACATTCCCGGAACATATGGATATTAAATGATAAGACTTGCAACAAGATATGACATTCCAAGACTTTTGGAGATTGTTGAGTCATATGCTTATGAGAACCCAATTCAAGTTCTCGCGCAGCCACACAATCATTTTCCAAAGTATGTAGAAGAGCTTTTGTTCAGCATCATTGCAGGGCGTGGGTTCATCTACATTGATAACAATATGCGAGGGGCCATCATTGCAATCAAACAAAGCAATATCTGGTCCCCAAAGGTTAAAGAACTCCATGAGCTTCTTTGGTGGGTAGAGCCAGAGCATCGTAATGGAACAGTTGGTGGAAGGCTGTGGAAGGCTTTTGATGAGCGTGCAACAAAGATGCTTGAGGTTGGTGACATTGATGTTGCCATTACAAGCATCTCTGCAAGCGGCCCATTGATTGATTACAGCAAACGTGGCTACAAGCCATTTGGCGCAAGTTTTGTGAAGGAATAAAAATGGTCGGGTCAATCATTGTTGCGGAAATTACTTCGACAGCAGTTGCTGCGTTTTCTGCTGCCCAAACCGCTGCTGCTTTTGCCATTAACTTTGCTGTTTCTCAGATCGTGACCCGTGTGTTTGGTCAGAATCAGCAAGGTCAACAAGACAATGGCGTTCGCCAGCAAGTTCCGCCATCGAATGTGAATGCAATTCCGGTTGTATATGGTGATGCGTATCTTGGCGGCACATTTGTTGATGCTGTTCTTTCGACAGACCAAAAGACCATGTACTATGTTATGGCTGTGTCTTGCATCAGCCCTAATGGTCAATTCTCTTTTGATACAACCAAGTTCTATTATGGGGATCGACTAATCACGTTTGACACCACAGATTTGACAAAAGTTGTGAGCCTGAGCGATGAGGCGACACCGCCTAACGTGGACACAAAGATCAGCGGCAATTTGTACATCAGTCTGTACAAGTCATCTGCGACTGGAACGATTACATCTCTGAACGGCGCTGCGGCTCCAAGTACAGTGATGGGTGGCTCTGACATTGCATCTGCACAGCGTTGGCCTTCTACTGGTCGCCAGATGAATGGATTGGCATTTGCAATCATCAAGCTGAACTACAGCCAAGATGCTGGCACAACAAGTCTCAGCCCAATCACATTCCATGCAAGCCATTATTTGAATGGCACTGGTGTTGCAAAGCCGGGTGATGTTTGGTATGACTACGTTACCAACCCATACTACGGCGGTGCTGTAGATGCTGCATTTGTTGACTCTGCATCAGCAACTGCATTGAATACTTATTCTGATGGATTGATAACTTATACGCCATCTGGAGGCGGTTCTGCGACTGAAGCTCGTTATCGCATCAATGGTGTTTTGGATGCTGGTCAATCTGTGTTGAACAATATCGACAAGATCATGACTTGTTGCGATAGCTGGATGTCTTACAACGCCGCTGCTGGTCAATGGTCTGCTGTCATCAACAAATCTGAAACAGCAGTTTATTCTTTTGATGATGACAACATCATTGGCGAGATTCGTGTCAGTGCTACAGACATCACGCAATCTATCAATCAAGTCGAAGCCAAGTTTCCCAATAGTGCAAACAGGGATCAGCCTGATTATGTGAATTTGGAAACACCTTCAATCCTGTTGTATCCAAATGAGCCTGTAAACAAATACAGTGTTAGCTATGACTTGGTGAATGACAGCGTTCGCGCTCAGTATCTTGCCAATCGGATTCTTGAGCAGTCACGCGAAGATTTGATTGTCAGCTTCAGCACAACTTACTACGGCATTCAGGTTGATGCTGGTGCTGTGGTTAGCGTGACAAACTCTGACTATGGCTGGACAAACAAATTGTTCCGTGTTGTCAAAGTGAATGAGGCATCTTTGCCTGATGGTTCGCTTGGCGCTCGTCTTGAGATGAATGAGTACAGTGCCGCTGTCTATGATGACTTTGACATCACGCAGTACACACCTGTTCCAAATAGCAACATTCCAAGCGCCATCTATTTCAGCGCACTGACTGCCCCTACGGTTGTTGCAAACAACTATAACGTCACGCCCCCCACATTCACAGTTCGTGTAACTGTGCCGACAACAGGTCGTGTGACTTATGGCACGTTGTACTACACCACATCATCTTCACCTCTTGATTTTGATTGGAAAGTTCTGGCTACTGCCAATGCGCCAGCAGGTACAGCGGCGGTCAATGGTTCAACATACGACTTTGCCAATTTGACATTGGCTGGCGGCACATATTATTTTGCGTATGTGGTTGGTAATGAACTTGGTCAATCCACAAGGTCTTCAAGCAGCACAGCGTTTGTATGGTCTCCAGTCAACAGTGAGTCTGGTAATGTGGCTTTCCTTCAAGGCGAGATTGATGGCCTGACTATTGATGTTGCTGATAAGGTGAGCAAGACATCAACAAGCGTTTTGACCGGCACGATTGTTCCAACTACATCTGGTGGAATTAAAACAGGAACAATCACATGGAACTCATCTGGCGTTCTGACTGGCGGCTCTGGTGTCGCCATTACATCTAACGGTATTGTTGGCGCTCAGTCTGGAGTTGCAAAATTCACCATTGATACGGCTGGCAATGCATTGTTTATGGGCGACATTAACACCGATGGCGATGCATATTTTGAAGGTCGCAATCCAGCATCATTCTCTGTTTTGATTGGCTCCACTTCATACAGCATTGATTATTCTTCTCTTTCTAATGGCATTTCCGCTGCTTCTGGAAAAGTTCGTGGTGGGGTTGTAGGTTATTCTGCATCGCTTACAAGTTCATACAACGTGGGTGTACTTGGCGTTGGTCGAAATGGGGTCGCTTGTCCCGGCATTGGCGTTGTTGGAGAAGGTGATTCAATTGGTGGTTACTTCAGCACCACAAGTTCAACAGGCTCGGCTCTTGAATGTAATAACACTGGCGGCGGTTTTGCTTTAAGGATTGATTCTGGAACATTCAGTTGGGGTGGTTATACCGTTGCTTCCCCAACTGGATCAACAACGACTTTCTTGCGAAATGATGGTACATGGGCCATTCCATCTGGAAGTGGTGGAGGTACGGTTACCAGCGTAAGCGGCACAGGCAACGTCTATGGCTTGACGCTAAGTGGCACAGTCACAACCAGTGGAAGTTTGACGCTTGGCGGCTCATTCAATACTGCAAGCATTCCGCTGTCAGCCGTTAACCTTTCTGGCTCAAATATCACGGCTCGTTTGATTGGTACTTCTGGAAATACCAGTGGTGTCACAGATGTGACTTTTAGTGGAACATTAACAGGCGGCGCATCGGGAACCATCTCATGGACGATGGGCACAAATACTGCTGCCATCAACATCAACGTCACTTCCGATTCAAGGCTCAAGAAAGACATCGTTGATTTATCTTATGGTCTGGATTTCGTCAAGAAACTTCGTCCAGTCCAATTCAAATGGAATCATGAATTGTTTGCTCACTATGGCGACAAACAAGCCTATGGTTTCTTGGCAAACGAGGTTGAGGAAATCGTGGGAACAGATACTACGATGGTCACAACCATTGAGCAAGGTCCGCTGGAAGGGTACAAATCTTTCAGCAATGACGGTATCGTTGCGGCTTTGGTGAAGTCCATTCAGCAGCTTGAAGAAAGAATTGCTGCATTGGAAAACAAGGTATAAAATCGCTAAAACAAGACAGCATTCGCCCGTGGGAATCACGGATGTTCTAACTGTGTGCAGGGAACTGACATGGCGGTCTTTAATCGCAATACTTTGGCCCAGGTTTCGGGCTTTGACAATCCTATTCTTGCTGGCGAACTTGTTTGGGACCAGCAGACCTATTGGAATCTGTCTTTCACATCAAATGGCCTTCCAGTCGATTTGACTGGAGCAACCATTGATGCTCAAATCGTTCGCCGCGAACTGTCAAACATTGTGGATACCCGCAACGGGTTGACGTTTGACATCGCTGATTACAGCCCCACTCCTACAGCAATTCCTCTGACTGTCAGCAATATCAATACGGCCTTGGGTACTTGCACCCTTGTGATTGATGCTGGCGCTTGGTCTTTGATGTCTACAGACCCCGAACTGGAAATCAACGCACAAAATCCTGTTGGATATTCTGGTCGCGTCAAAGTATCTTTCCCTGCGGTTGGCTCTGTCCCGGCAGATGACATGATTATTTTCCTGTTGTTCATCGTCCGTTCTGACGGCGTGATTGTTCTGTAAGGATTGGCTATGAGCAACTTGAAGGTTACGGTTCTTGATGGCAACAACGTCAGTCTTGAGGTTGTTCCACAGCCTCGCGTTGAAGCACGCATTGATCGTGGTGTAGCTGGTCCAACTGGCCCTATGGGGCCAACTGGTAGCGGTCCTACAGGCCCACAAGGAAATGCTGGACCTACTGGTCCTACGGGCGCTATGGGGCCAACAGGCACAGGTCCAACTGGTCCGCAGGGAAATGCTGGGCCTACGGGTCCAACTGGCTCAATGGGGGCAACTGGGCCAACAGGACAGGCTGGAACTACTGGCGATGTTGGCCCAACAGGTCCACAAGGTGTCCAAGGTATTCAAGGGGTTCAGGGCATTCAAGGCCCAACAGGACCTCAAGGTGAACAGGGCATTCAAGGCATTGCTGGACCCACTGGACCAACTGGTGCTAATGGTGCTAATGGAGCCACAGGCCCAACAGGCCCTACAGGCGCACAAGGCATCCAAGGTGTCGCAGGCCCGACAGGCGCACAAGGTATTCAAGGCAATATTGGACCAACTGGTCCGACAGGCGCTGATTCGACTGTTGCTGGCCCTACTGGGCCGACAGGCGCTCAAGGCATTCAAGGTATCCAAGGTAATGTCGGTCCAACTGGTCCACAGGGCATTCAGGGCGATCAAGGCGTTCAAGGTATTGCTGGCCCTACTGGCCCTCAAGGTATTCAAGGAGACACTGGTCCCACTGGACCTACAGGCGCTCAAGGCGATCAAGGTGCAGTCGGCCCAACAGGACCTACGGGAGCGCAAGGCGCACAAGGTACATCCATTAACCTTAAAGGTGAAGTTGCTACTGTTGGCGATCTCCCTATGGTTGGCAACCTTCCCAATGATGCATACATCGTTACCTCTGAAGGTAATCTGTATGTATGGAACGGTACATCATGGTTTGATGCTGGTCAGATTGTTGGTCCTCAAGGCCCAACTGGCGCTCAAGGGCCAACTGGCCCAACGGGCGCTCAAGGCATTCAAGGCATCCAAGGTGATGTTGGGCCGACTGGCCCTACAGGCGCACAAGGCGATGTCGGCCCTACCGGTCCTCAAGGTATTCAAGGCATTCAAGGGGTACAAGGCGATGTTGGTCCAACGGGTCCTACTGGAGCGCAAGGCATCCAAGGTGAGGTTGGTCCTACTGGCCCCCAAGGCATTCAGGGTGTGGTGGGTCCTACGGGGCCAACGGGCGCTCAAGGCATCCAAGGCATTCAGGGTCCCACGGGGCCGACTGGCGCACAAGGTGAAGTAGGTGCAACTGGTCCTACTGGCCCTCAAGGAATTCAAGGTGTGACTGGCCCAACTGGTCCACAAGGGCTTCAGGGTGTTCAAGGTGACACTGGCCCGACAGGCCCACAAGGCGTTCAAGGTATCCAAGGCATTCAAGGCAATACTGGGCCGACAGGTCCAACTGGCCCAATGCCTACTGGCGACATCACTGGTGTGACAAGCATCAGTACGCCTGATTGGATTCTGTTTAACACCACACCAGCAACAACCCCGACAACTCCGGGTACGTTGTATTGGGATTCTGCTGATGGCAACCAAACGCTTTCGTTGGTGATGGCTGGCGGCACTGCTACACAGCAAATTGGTGAGGAACAGTATTTCCGAATCAAAGCATCCAGCGCAATCACAAACGGTCAGGTCGTGATGTTCACGGGCACTGTTGGCGCTTCTGGCGCATTGACTGGCGCTCCTGCCACTGGCCTTACAGCGGCACAAGCATCGTATGTGATGGGTATTGCCACCCAAGACATTGCATTGAATGGCTGGGGATATGTCACATCGTTTGGTTTGGTTCGCAACCTGAACACATCGGCATTTACTGCTGGTCAGATTTTGTATCTCGACCCAACTGTTGCTGGTGGCCTGACTGTAACTATTCCATCTGCTCCGAACCCGAAAGTTCAAGTCTGCGCTTGCATTTACTCGTCAGCAAGTAATGGCTCTTTGTTTGTGCGTCCATCGTTTGGTGGCGTGTTGGGTCAATATGAAGGTGACGTTGGCCTGACCACATTGGCTATTGGCGATGCTTTGGTTTGGAACGGCACAAAGTGGACTAATACACAAGCGGTTGGTCCCACTGGACCTACAGGCGCAACCGGGGCTACAGGCGCTGTTGGACCTACAGGGCCTACTGGTTCTACTGGCGCTACAGGTTTGACTGGTCCTACTGGGCCTACGGGTAGTACAGGTACTGGCGGCCCCACAGGATCCACAGGCCCGACTGGCCCAACAACTTATCCTAGTGCAGGCATTGCTGTTTCGACAGGCACTGCTTGGGGCACTTCAACATCTGCTGGGGATCAAACCCAAAACTTGGGATATATCAATATCCCACAAAATGCACAAACTGGTAGTTATACATTAGTGCTTGGGGATGCTGGAAAACACATTTACCATGCTTCTGGTGCTGGTGCAGCAACTTACACTATTCCTGCAAATAGTTCTGTTGCGTATCCAATTGGCACTGCGGTGACGTTTGCCAACTTGTCTTCAACATCTATTACTATCGCGATTACCACCGACACAATGTACTTGGCAGGGACTGGCACAACGGGTTCACGCACCTTGGCGCAGTACGGCACGGCTACCGCGCTGAAACTGACCAGCACCACTTGGATTATTTCTGGAGCGGGGCTGACATGAGCGGCATCTTGCAAATGGTTATGGAAGACTTGCGTTCATTTGGTGCGCCTCCGGGCCAGCAGGCATACACAACTGCTGGTACATATTCTTGGGTTGCCCCTGCTGGCGTGACTTCAGTGAGTGTTGTTGCTGTGGGCGCTGGTGGTAACGGTGGAAATATGAGTGGCTGCTTTCCCGGTGGTGGCGGTGGTGGTGGCGCTCTTGGATACAAGAACAACATTTCAGTAACTACGGGATCTAGCTACACCGTAGTTGTTGCCGCTGCTGGCGGGGGGGCATCGACCTCAAGTTATTTCATCAATACAACTACAGTCAAAGGCGGCTCAGGCACAAATGCTGGGCCTATTGCTGGCGGGGCCGGAGGAACATTTACTGGCGATGGCGGTGGCAACGGCGGCGCTGGTGGTGGCTCTACTGGTAGCCCTCCGGGTGGTGGTGGTGCTGGTGGTTATGCCGGGACAGGTGGCACGGGTTCAACAACCTTCAATACTGCAGGTACTGGCGGCTCTGCTGGTGGTGGTGGTTCTGCTTCTGCCACTGCGTATGGTGGTGGTGGTGTTGGGTTGTTGGGGCAAGGTAGTTCCGCAACTGGCGGCGTTGCGGCCCCCGGTAATGGCGGCTCTGGCGGCGCTGCTGGCAGCGGAGCAAACGGAGGTGCTTATGGCGGTGCAGGCGGCGGGGATGGCGGGTTTGGCCCCGGCGCTGGTGCTGTTGGTGCTGTCCGCATTATCTGGCCGGGCACAACACGTAGCTTCCCGTCAACGAACACAGGCAATCTGTAATGGAACTCTTCATCCGACTTCAAGACGGGCAACCGTTTGAACACCCCATCTTTGGGGACAACTTCCGTGCTGCGTTTCCTGATGTGGACACCGACAACTTGCCTCCAGAATTTGCGCGGTTCACCCGCGTTGAACCCCCTGTTCTTGGCAAATACGAAGTCTATGAAGGTGTCACGTATGAGCAAGACGGTTCTGGTTATAAAGACGTTCATCATGTGCGCCCGATGACTGACGCGGAACGCGCCGCCAAAGACAAACAGCTTGTCGATGAACACAACGCCCTCATTGAGTGGCTGAAAAACAATCCATTGCCCGGCACAGATGGCGCAGGGAGCGCACCAAATGTTATTGGTTAAGCAGCTTAAAAACCTTGGCGACATCCAAGGCGCAATCTATGATTTTGAAAAAGCTGGCGACATCCTGCCAAAGCATAATCACACCGAAAATGACGTACACATCACCATTGTTGCCAAAGGCAAATTAAAAGCTTATAGCCATGATTGGGAACAGGAAGCATCAGCAGGACAAATCATGGACTTTTGCCCAAACGAGCCGCATGAGTTGCTAGCGCTGGAAGACAACACCCGCATCATCAATATTGTCAAAAAGTACGGCGGCGTAAACAAAGCCTATCAGTCATAATAATCACATTACATTGCATAGGATAGAACATGACAAAACGACTCAAGATTGCTGTCTCGGCAATTTCCAAAAATGAAGAACAGTTTGTTCATCGGTTTTGCGACTCAGCCAGAGATGCAGACCTGATTTGCATTGCAGACACTGGCTCTACTGACGCAACAGTTGCTAGGGCCATTGAATGTGGCGCTGTTGTGCATGATATCTGTATCAGCCCTTGGCGTTTTGATTTGGCTCGTAATGCCGCAATTTCCTTACTTCCTCGCGACATTGACATTGTCATCAGCCTAGATTTGGATGAAATGCTGGAACCGGGCTGGAGAGAAGAAATCGAACGGGTTTGGCAAGAAAATACCACTCGTTTGCGATACAAGTTTGATTGGGGATGTGGAATTAGCTTCTTTTATGAGAAGATTTTTTCTCGTCATGGATATAGGTTCTTCCACCCGGTCCATGAGTACCCTCGTCCTGATGGGCGTATCCAAGAGGTCTATGCCCATACGGATATGCTTCTGGTAAGCCACCATCCTGACCCTACCAAGTCCCGTGGGCAATATATGCCTTTGCTGGAACTGGCGGTCAAAGAAGACCCGTATTGCCCCCGCAATGCTTTCTACCATGCCCGTGAACTGACGTTCTATTCTCGGTGGGATGAAGCCATTGTTGCCCTGAATAAGTATTTGGCTATGCCAGAAGCCAATTGGGTCAATGAGCGTTGCTATGCAATGCGTTTGCTGGGTAAAGCGTATGCTGAAAAAGGCAACCCACATGAAGCCCTCAAATGGTTCCGTTTGGCAGTTGCTGAAGCACCGGGAACCCGTGAGCCTTGGGTTGAATTGTGCGCACAATGCTATCGCCTGTCCATGTGGGCAGAAAGCTATGCAGCCGCCAAATCAGCCTTGCAGATTACTGACAAAGCCTTGGTGTACACGATGGACCCGGAAGTCTGGGGTGAAAAGCCTTGGGACTACGCCAGCATCGCAGCTTGGAACCTTGGACTCAAGGACGAAGCTATTCAACTTTGTCATAAGGCGTTAGAATTGGCCCCGCAGGATCAACGCATCCAATCCAATCTACACTACATGACAACTGGTGAAACCCCGAATCTTTGAGCGTGTAGAAAAT